TTACGCAAGTTTTAAACCAGCCTGATTTCCTCCTTGTGTCGTATTTGTGTCGCTAGCACCAAAAATGGCATCAATTTTCCGTGCGTGTTCGGTCAGGTGGTTCGGCGCCAGGTGAGCATAACGTCGTACCATCTCGATGCTCTCCCATCCTCCCATTTCCTGCAAAACAGAAAGTGGGACGCCGGACTGAATCAGCCAGCTCGCCCAGGTGTGACGGAGGTCGTGAAAACGGAAATCCTCGATCCCCGCTTTTTTCAACCCGGCGCGCCATGCGTTATTGTCATCCACCCGCATTTTTCGAACTGCGGGCATCAGTGTTCCATCAGGGCGATGTTTTGCCGTGGTGTGAACGAACACCCACCGGGAGTGCTTCCCTATCTGATCCCTTAACACTCTGCATGCGGTATCATTCAGAGCCACGCCAATCGCCTTGCCCGCTTTTGCGTTCTCAGGATTTACCCATGCAACCTTTCTCTGCATATCGACCTGCTGCCACTCAAGCCCGATGATGTTTGAGCGGCGCAGGCCGGTTGCCAGTGCAAATACCACCACTGGCTTGATGCTCTCCGGCATACACTCGATCAACCGCTCAGCTTCCTCTCTGGTCAGCCACCGTATCCTCTTACTGACCGGCTTGCGGGTTTTGATGACTGGCGCCGTTTTTATCCAGCCCCAGTCATTCGCCGCAGCCCTGAGCAGAGATCGAATGAAGGAAAGGTGTTGCGCCTTCGTCGCCGGAGAAACCTGCCGTGGTTTGTACTCCGGAACCTGCTTACCCTTCCTCAACGCGGCATCGCGTTTACTCTCCCACACCTGCAGGTGCTTACGGTTGATCATCCCGTTAACGGCTTCGTGAATTTCCTCCACCGTTATTTTCGAGACGTCGCGACCGGAAAAATGCTGCAGCCAAAACTCTATTTTGGTTTTGTCATCATCCAGCGACCGCTTGTGGTCTTTCTCCCGCAGCCACCGTATACAGCATTCTTCGAAAGTTCTGACGGGCAGATCGCCGATCTGGTCAACCCGCCATGCTTCTGCTTTTAGCTTGTCGTGGAGCTCCTGTGCCTGCTTTTTGTCCCCCGTACCAAGAGATCGCCTAACTCTTTTCCCTGACGGCGTAAAGAAATGACAGTGCCACATGCCGCCTCTGAGGGTGATGGACATAAAATATCTCCTTTATGCTCACCCGCGTTCGCTCGTTTAGTTTCCTGCGGGGATGACAAATACGCAATACATGCCGCCTCAGTCGTTCTGTACTTATTGCCGACCTTGCGGCCGGCAAGCTCTCCTGACTCAATCAGGCGGTAGATTACCCGCGCCGACACGATGAGTAAGTCGGCGGCCTGTTGAGCTGTTATCGGTTTATCTGAAGCCATATCACCTCCGATGCCTGCCGCGTAATTCCTCTTCTTCCTGGCAATCAGCGCTGCGCTGACAGCCCGCCACCAGTTCCCGGCGCCGCGCCGGTATCTCTTCACCGCAATCGCTGCAGTGAGTAGCCGAAACCGCCGCATGGTTGATGCGCATGTTCTGGATGGTCATTTCCAGCCGGCGCTCTGCAAGCTCGTTGGCCTGATCGATGATTTCTGGCATGTCAGCGCTCCTTTATCTTTCCGTTCAAAATGCCGATTTCCACATAGAGATGGCTTGGCGTTAACCCAAGCTGCCTAATTAGTGGCATGCATCCGTTAAGGATCGGCCGTGATATATCGTCGCAACTTAAGGCGGGGGATGACCGCCGTTTTTCCTTAACTTCATCGTTAGCCCTGCGCGCAATACTTCTGAGAGCATTTTTCTTTTCTTCTGGCGTCATGCGCCCCCCACATAAGCACGAATGAACTCAGCGGCAGCCTGAGCGTTTATAGCGTTGCCGTAGCCTTTGAGTCTGCCGACGCGGTTGCTGCTTGCCACTCTTGCCACCCCGGGCTCGACTCGTCCCAGACGTGCGGCAGCCCCATCAACCAACGGGAATGTGCCGGGTTCAACTGGACGCCATTTGCCATCTCGACAAAGAAGCCAGTCCGCATCTCGCCAAAAACCGTTAACCTCAAGGGGCCGGAACTCATCGACCATGCCGCCATGCTTGGCAAATCGTCCAGCCGCCCCTTCCTCTGCATTTCCGATTCGCACCCCTGCAATGTTCTCGATCCTTTCTCTCCGTCCACTGCCCTCGGTGTTGGCCAGCCCGTCATGAACGCCTGGCGAGGCAGCTGGTCCAGTCGCTCCTTCCCGTCCCGCTGCGCAGTCATTCCCGCTGAGTCCTTCCAGTCGCGCGACGTTGGCGTTACCCAGCCCGCCATTCTCGCCGCCCCTCCCAATGTCGATCCCCTGTTCGGCGCATTGGCAGCGGCACCCAGCCCCCTGACCTGGTTGTTGTCGATCGTGGTTGGAGTCGGCCAGCCGGTCATCATCGCCGCCGTTTGAATATTCATCCCTCCCTGGCGCCCTGACGTCCCCGCGCCGATCACTGATGACGCTGTAGGCGTTGGCCACCCAGTAGGCCCGCTCTCTGATGTGCGGCGCGCCGATGCCCGCTGACGTAAACGGCACAAGCCCGAAGGCGTATCCCACTCCTTCCAGGTCTGCTTGTACAAGGTCGAACCATGTGTTTGCGTTACCGCTTGCAACTTGTTCGCCAAAGACATGCTGAGGTCTGCGCTCGCTGATGAGATGGAAGAAGTGAGGCCAAAGGTGCCGCTCGTCAGCAAACCCATCGCCTTTGCCTGCCGCGCTGAAAGGCTGGCACGGGCAGGAGCCAGTCCAGACCGGGCGATCGTCAGGCCATCCTGCGAGACGGAGGGAATGGGACCAGACGCCAATTCCGGCGAAAAAGTGGCACTGGGTAAATCCTCTGAGGTCGTCAGGTGTGACATCTTCAATACTCCTTTCGTCAACTTCGCCCGGGGCGATATGCCCGGCGGCGATCAGGTTGCGCAGCCATTGGGCGGCGAAGGGGTCTATTTCGTTGTAGTAAGCCGCTGGCGTCATGCTGCCTCCGTCTTCACAACGTCGATGGCGCAGCCGGGGATCAGCTCAACGGCAGCGGTGGCGCACTGGTTTCCCCAGTGGCTCCAGCCTGGCGCTGCGCTGCGGCTGAACAGCTCAATGCGTGGCACGTCACCGTAAAGCAGCTCCAGCCGGTGGCGCACTTCCCACGGTTTCTCGCTGTGAGCACCGAGCGGGCTGTAGACCACCTGCTTAATGCCGGCATGCTTGCGTTCCAGCCCGGCGCCGCGGGTGGCAATCAGCACGTCTTCCGTGTTGGCGCGAGTGTGGTTGCCACCGTTCATGCGCGTCTCGGCATTCAGCAGGTCGAGGAAGTCATAAAAATCGGCGACGACTCCCTCTGCCAGAGCCTTGTTAATGCGCAGCTCGGCCAACTGATTCAACTTCACCCAGGTGAAGCCTTTCATCGTGCGTACCGTAAAGCCCCAGGCCTCGGCCAGCTCGATCGCTTCCTGGTTATGGGTGCCGGTGTACCACATCGCCAGCACAGCGTTATCCGCGGCGAGTTCCCATACAGGGAGTCGTTTCATATCGAGCAGACTCATGGTGGGGTAGTGATCGACGGCGGCGCCGTTGCTGATCGTGTTCCCGTAAGACCAGGCAGGGTCGGCATAGATAAGTGAGTAGCGGTTCATAGGACTGACTCCATCTCATCGATATAGAGGCCAGAAGCGATTAGCCGGCGCCGCCGGGCCGCTTTATCAATGCATTTCTGGCGGTTACCAGAAGCGGCCTGAGCTATCGAGCGTTTAGTGAACAGGCGCGTTTTGCCCTGCGGGGTGATGACCTTTGGCCTTGTGATCAAATCAAAGGTGCGATCGCAGATTCCATCCTCATTGAGCCAGGTTTCCGATGCGACCAGTTGCGCAATACGGCCTTCTCCCCTGGTTATGCTGTTAGCAACGCGGTTAAATTCAATAAGCGACACGCCAAACTTCTCCGCTATTTCGCTGCCGGTTACAGGGCGGCCGCGCGTCTGAATCATCCAGACCACGCGTTCGCGGAGGCCGGAGAATTTCCCGACTTTGCCGGGCCTGCGGTAAAATGGAGTGCGTTTCATTTCCACTGCTCCCCGAAGGTAAAGCCGATCTCTTCCAGCGATTCGTCCATCTTGCTGATGAACTCCGGTACCATTTCGTTGAAGTCGGACATGTATTTGTCGTCGCGCTCAACAACCACGTGATGAATGCCTTCTCGCTTCATGCGAGGGTCATAATTCGCGAAATACCAGGCATCCTTGCCGGTTACCCACATGCTGAATTGCACCTGGGCCATATAGGCGGATTTGATAGCCTCAAAGCCGCCAAGCCGGAATTTCATGAAGTCGCGAGAGGTGAAAGGGCACTTCAGCTCAAGGCCGCGGCCATCACTACACAGGCCGTCAGGTGAGCAGGCGGTACGCATGCCTTCGTCGCGGAACAGGATCGGAGACTCCGTGACTTTCACGTCAGTGGTGAACTCAAAAAGAGTGCGGGCGTCTTCCTCGTACTGCTTACCCCAGGCCAGCGCCTTGGCGTTTATCTCTGGCGCGACGCCGGTGCATACCTCGGCGAGTAGGGTGTGGAAGTAGGACATTTTCATGTCTGTCCACTTCTTCCCTGATCTTGGCTTGGCGATGACGTTATGTACTTCGGAGGCAGTGATGACGCCGAGGCGCAGCTTATGCCACGCCTCATCGCCCTGTTCTATGGTGGTCACGTCAATGCCGGTACGCGCCAGGATGGTTTCTGGTGTCATGCTGCTGCCTTCTGTCTGAGGAACCCTAGAGCCTTAACGCCTTCCGGTTCTGTCAGGTCGGCGGGCTGCGGAATAGGGCGTTTGAAAATGCGTGAGCAGAGAGGGAGAAGATCTGCGTCCCATGTCTTATCCAAAGAGATAAGCAGGTCGTTAATCTCTTTCTGCGTAGTTTCGCTAAGCGGCGTTATATCGCGCTCAGGCTGACGCTCGGCTGCAAAGTTGATACCTTCTTCGCCCTCGGTGTTAACGTGGTCGATGGCGGCGTCTAAGCGTTCACGCCGCGGCCAATACTTTGCAGCCTGTTTCACGACTGTCTTAAGGATCATCTGCTCTTCGTCAGTGACCCATGGACACTTCTTGCTGTTGTCAGATTTGTACTTTTTCCACGCTTCAGACCGGTCACGGATTACGTAGATAGCGTCGATGCGCATCGTATGAGTGAGGTAATCACCGTCGTCAGTTTTTACCGTTACATACGCGCCTACGATGTCCCCGCGCTGCTCTTCGGTATCAAAGTCGTTGTAGATGTGAGCTGGTGGCTTATCGATTCCCTCGCGACGGAACTGATCATTCCTGCGAACTATGGCCGACTGGCACCACTTAATTGCGCCTGACTGCTGCGCGATATGCATCAGACCCATGTAACTGATGTCGAGGCATACGGCGCCTTTTCTCGGTACCAGGTAAGCAAGTTTTTGTGCCGGGTTAAGAGAGATACCGATAGCGGCTACGTTGATAATGGCGTTCTGCGTGCTTGTCTGGTTCTGGAAGGCAACTTTGGCGAGATAATCGTTGTTCTGGAAAAGCTGGATGGCAAACTGGCTTTCTTTCGCCCATACCATCCGTTCGTCAGTAGCCGCCTTAATGAAGAGCGGCTCTTGCTGTTTGACGAAGTCCACAAGAGTGAAACCCATCTTTAACTCCTTTAGTCATGTTCAGAAGGGGCAGGAGGCTAGTCGCCCCCATTCCTCTTCAGCGCGGGCATAGGCACAGGCAGAGATGTAATCGTTATAGGCTTCTTCAGCCTTATCACCGATAATGGCTAGTTGAGCCTCCTTTGGAAGAAAAAGGCTGCTCATTTGCAGAGGCTTGGACGGGAACATGGCGATCAGTTCTTTCGCCCGGTCGTCAATCCACTTTTCTTTATTCTCGGTGAGCTGTTGCTCAACCCAACGACGATCTTCAATGCGGTCGTAAGTGAGAAATGCGTTCATTTGAACCTCAGTAATGAATTGTCGCGCAGGGGATCAGGTTATCTTTCAATGCCGTAAGCACTTCGATAGCCTGCTCGCGGGTGATGCTGGTATGACTGGTTAGCGCGTTGACAATATTGGTGCCGACAGTCTTACGGTGTTTAACGTCAGCCTCTCTTTTCGCCTGCTCTTCGGCTTTGCGCTTTTCTTCAGCCAGGCGAGCTTCTTCTGCCTGTTTTGCCTTAAGGCGTTCGGCTTCGACGGCGGCGGCTTTTTCACGCTCAGCCCGGGCTTCGGCTTCCTGCTTTTCGCGTGCCGCACGCTGCTCCGCTTCGATGCGCTGACGCTCAGCCAGCTCTGCACGTGCTTTCTCTTCAGCCTCGCGACGTGCTGCGGCTTCAATCTCCGCTTTGTGCTTCGCTTCGGCGTCACGCTTGGCCTGTTCAGCTGCTTCGCGCTTAATTCGTTCTTCGTGTTCTCGTCGGGCCTGTTCCGCCAGGCGGAGCTGCTCTTCACGGTCACGGTCAAACTTGTCATTCATCAACAGTGCCATTTCGTGGTCTGCTTCGTACTGGATCGCGCGATGCAGATCGATGTTCTCGTTCATCACCAGCGCTTCGGCATGCAGCGTGTTCATGGCTTCTTCGGCCTTGATGCGCTCCTGCTCGGCTTCCCACTCGGTTAGCGGGCGGCGCACCTCATCTTTAAGCGCGTCAAGTCGCTCGCGAACAATGCGTCGGCTTTCGTCGATCTGCTTCGGTAAGGCTTTAAGCTCAGCGACCAGATCTTTCCCGGCGTTGTCGATATAGGTTTTTGAACGTGCCACCTTATGTGCCATGGATGCGATAGCGTCGCGGCCTTTACGAGTCGACACATCCGGGACAAGGCTGCGAGCTTCCTTTTCGATCGCCTCAATAATCGGGTCGAGTTGCTCTTTGGTGGTGAATACCGCCATTGCGTTCTGTTTCTCAATGACTACTAAATCCGTTACTTCGCTCATGGCTTCTCCTGAATTTTTGGTGTACGAATCCCGCCCGCTTGTTGCCAGGCAGATCGGTTGAATTGGTTGGTTAGTTGCTTAATCCGTTTCCGCGTCCATCGAGGTAGATCTCGATAAGCAGGGCTTTGGTGTAGGTACGTTCGCAGCCGCGGTGCAGGTACAGCTTCCCGCGCTTGTGGGCTGATGCCGTCCAGGTGCCGTCGCGATGCTTAACCAGCATGCCAGGCTGAACGGCGCCGCGGTTAACGGTCTGGGTACCGTAGTGCTGACTAATCATGGAAGACCTCCATCACAAATAAGGCAATCAGCAGGTATATGGCTATCAAGCCAATGCAGATGCGGGTCAGGTTTCGCCAGCACCGGCGCGACATACCGCAACGACCATCATCAAATTCATCGTGATTCATATCACCCTCGTGGCTTTATCGCTGGCCAGCGGAACAAGAAAGACTTCTGCGCTTAATCTCTGGCGGTGGATGGCCGCCGGTTGTCATAACGAAACAGGCTCTTTGAACCCGTTTTGGTATGAAAAAAGCCGCTGGTTAGGCGGCTCTGAGTTTGTTGACGTAATTCATGCAAGCTGTAGGGCTGCATGTTCGCCATGTGGCTTTATGCTGCATCCGCTTGCTGGGCGGGTAGTAAGCAACAGTCCCTTGCGGTGTGCGAAATATGAGGGTGTTTTCTCCCTCTTCGAACTCAACTCCATTACGCTGAAAGAATGCCTTCATCCCTTCATGTGCCGAGTTGCGCGCTATCCTGCGCCGCTCTTTAAGTTCTGGCTTCATGTCTCGCCACAACTCGCCCATCGTATAATCGTCGTCTGCCATAAAACCCTCTGTCGTTACCCGCTGATGCGGGAGAAATGCTTTGGTGGTGAGCACAGCCGGGCGACTAACTCCGGTCGCGTACTCATTGCCAAGCGCCTTCGCCGAGAAGGTTTGCTTCTGCACTCACCCCAAAACATTCCACGGTGTGCCCCGGCATAATCCGGGGCTGAATGTTGGTTTTCAGTCGTCACTGTTACCTGTTACATAACTCCTCCGATACGGTGTGCCGCGTCGAAAGGGTGGCAGCGGCTAGCCATTTGAACGTGATGCCCAATCGGGCGTGAAAGACTCTTTAATTCAGCCCAGCCCACTCAACTTCGAATGGACTGGAATAAATCTGTTTGCGCTTCGCACCTCTCATCCCGTCCGTGTTTCCCGTTCTCACGCCTTTATCGCTCTCGCGAGGGGGTAGCCTCACACCGACCGGATCGCGCCCGGTGCTACGCCGCACATTTGCGTTGGGGTCTAAACAGGATTACCGAGTGCTGTTCCGACTTTGCATGTTGTTAAAAAGCAGGCGACTTGCTGTCCGCCGCGGCTTAACTCTGGTGGCCGCATCGATGTTTCGTTTCGATGGACTTATTAAAAACCATAGTTGTTTTATCGTCAACAACAATAGTTGTTAATGTGGTTGTTTTGGTTTTATGTGGTTGTAGGTAAACGGAATTTATTTTTTATGTTGGTGTGGTATGCTCAAAAAAACATCATTAGGGGATGGGAATGGAACGAGATGAACTTGCAGATGACCGTATGGCCTTCATGGCTGGAGAGGTTGGGTGTGTAGTATTCGAGCTGATTTATAATGGCATTGAGATCAACAAAGAGAACATTGTCGGATTTCTGGAGGGAAAGCGTAAGGCTGTAGGCAATGTCATCCACAAGGGGTTGCTGCGTGACGCTGCAGAGATGGTGCGGAAGGGGAAGTAGGGCAATAAAAACCCGGCGCGGAGGCCGGGTATGGATGTAGATCAGAATTTCGAGATGTCAATGTTATAGATCGCCATCCATGCTTCTGCTGGGTAGGAGTTCAGAGGTACAGATTGATAATGCGGGGTGAGAATTTCCACTGATAACTCATGATAGGCGCAATAGTTAGCCAGCATCTGCCAGCTGTACTTGCCGGGGATTACACTCTTCACATGAGCAATCGTGGCATGCCTAAATCCCTCACCCTTGCTGTGAACGTATTTGTTATGCTGCATTACGTGGTTGCCATAAGCGCCGCGTACAGATTTAAACTGATCATCTTTCTTTTCCAGCATCATCTGAGCGCGTTCCGCCGCTTCGGCCTGGTCAGCCAGTTGGCGAAGTGCATCAGCATAGGTTTGCGGCACCATTTTATATCCGCCTGTTTTGCGGATAGATGGAAGAACCTCAGAAGTAACCCATTTTTTAAAATGTTTTGCTTCATCCTTCTGAGATCCCATAACAGCATTGTACAGTCCGGATTCATTTATAAGTGTTTGATTATTCTGGGATGCTGCTATATACAGCGTCCGTTTTTCATCTTCATCAAGACGCTCTGTCATGTTGTTTGTCTTCGCATAGCCAAGGATGTCTGCAACATCTTTTGCTACAAACCACACTTCTGAATCATCATCAGTCATAGTTCTGACTGCATTACCATTAAAATCAAATTCATTTAGAGCTACTGGATGACTCATCATTTCACCTATTTTTAATTGAATTATGTGCGAGCTTAAACTATCCGCAGCTTATTCTCTATCCAAACGTCTCATAAGGCCAATACCCTGACTCACTCAAAGTCATCTCCCTTATCCCTTCGCTTGAAGAAAACCTTATCCAGCCTTAGCACGATCCCAACCAGCCCGATAATCAGTAAAGTAATCAGTATGGGGATAACCAAGTCAGACATGCTTCCTCTGCATTTCTACGGAGTTACTAGAACACTTATCAGTCCAAATAAACAGGATCTACCCATGCTTTCTGTATGTTTGCGGCATGCTGCCAATAACTTTGCCGAACACAAAAACACGATTCATCTCGTCTTTTTCGATGGGTTCCCACGGTACATAGGTTTTGTTATCCGATATCACAATAAGCTTATCCTTCATCATTTGAAGGCGCTTAACGTGAGCTGTCTCATCGTAGAGGAATGCATAAATCCCATCCCCATCGAAGCGCTGAACGCTGATATCGACGAAAAGAAGATCTCCAGGCTCGATAGTCCCGCTCATGCTATCGCCACGGACGTTAATTATTCTGATTTGATCAGCCTTACGTCCATTAAACATCTGGCGAGCATCAGATTCTGAGTACTCGACTGAACGCAGAACTTCAATGAACTCATTGTTAATTATGCCAGGTCCTGCACTTACTGTGAGATCGAGAACATCAACCCTGAAAGTGTCTGAAGCTAAATTTCGGGATTGAACTTTGGCTGCGTGTTCCCCACCGGTATTCATCACCCCTTCACCGGAACTTAGCCATTCTGGTTGAACCCCTAGAGCGTTGGCGATTTCTACCAGCTTTGTCGTTTGATTTGCTTTGCCAGTTTCAATCTTCTGTATAGCCGCTTGGCTTACCCCAACTAACTCCCCGAGAGCCTTTTGAGTAAGGCCTCGTTTAGAGCGCGCTTCTTTGAGTCGTTCTGCGAGTTTCGTTTTCATAGTTCAAATGTACAACCGTGGTTTTATTCCATCAAACGAAAATGGTTGTTGACTAAATACAACCATAGTTTTATTCTTCTTTCATATTCACTACGGAGGTTGTTATGAACCCAGTAATTAAAACCGCGATCAGTATTGTCGGTTCTCAGAAAAAACTGGGCGATGCCTGCGAAGTTTCTCAGCAGGCCGTTTACAAGTGGCTGCATAACAAAGCGAAGGTTTCCCCTGAGCACGTTGGCAGCATTGTTAGCGCCACTGGAGGAGCAATCAAGGCTCACCAGATTCGCCCTGACTTGCCGACATTGTTCCCGAATGCCGAGAAGTCAGTAGCTTAGAGTTTCAGCTTTAAACGCTCTTTAACAATCAGGAAATTAAATCTAACGGCTGAATTATCAGCCATTTGGAAACTATTTAACTAAGGGAATGCAAATGCAATCACTTACGTATCAACACAATACCGGATTCGTTCCGGCCGCGATGATAAATCGCGCTCAAACAAAGCAGGATCTTGATCATGAGCTGATCCGCGATGCAGTAAGAGCCTGGGCGTCGGCTATCGACAATCAGGATGTAGTTTCGGCACTGATTATCAACGAGTACCGGGAGCAGGGCGGCGATTCAATCAGCTTTCCAGACGATATCAGCCGGGCCCGGCAGAAACTCTTTCGCTTCCTGGATAACCGGTTTGATTCCGATCAGTACCGCGAGAACGTTCGCCAGCTGACTCCGGCAATCATGGCCGTATTACCGCTCGAATTCCGCACCAAGCTGGCGCCGAAGAACGACACCATGTCGCTGATAGCTTCGGCAATGAAAGAGTGTGCAGAGGCCAAGCAGGCAGTGCTTCTTAACGCGCCTGAGCATCAGAAACTGAAGGAGGTGAGCGAGGGTATCGCTTCGCTGTTTCGCCTCATGGCGGAGCAGGTAGGCCCACTGATGACGATGGTTACGTCAATGCTGGGGGTTATGTGAGAACTACAGAAATGGCGAAAGCCGCGGTGGTGGGACACCAACGGCTTTCAGGTGGAATTAACTGGATCAATTCACAGGAGCAATTATGGCAAACACCGCCGAAGTAATCAATTTTCCTGTGCCTGACGTGGCACTTAAGGAGCCGCGCGTGGCAGATATTGACGACGGCTATACACGGATTGCTAACGAACTTCTGGAGCACATAGCAAGTGCTGATTTAACTGCTCGTCAGCTAAAACTGATGCTGGCATACATCCGGAAAACATACGGTTTCAACAAAAAATCAGATCGCATTGCTGATGAGCAAATTTCTCAGCTGACAGGTTTATCCAGGCAGAACGTAAACAAAGCAAAAAGGGAATTGCTTTCAATGAATTGCCTGATTGTTGAAGGCAATAAAATTGGCGTAAACAAGGCGGTTTCTGAGTGGAAATTCAGCAAGTGTCTCCAAGTTAGCAATCTTGTCTCTAAGCCAGAGACAAAGAGTGTCTCCAAGTTAGAGACAAATGAAGTCTCTGAGTTAGAGACACACAAAAGACATTCTTTAAAGACAACTTTAAAGACAGATCTTACCCCTATAGTCCCCACGGGGGACGAGTGTGAAAAACCAGTTGTTGATGAAGCTGTTCAGGACGAACCGAAAGCCGATCCCGTCAGGAAGGTTTTCACACACTGGCAAACAGAACACCACCACCTGTCTGCAAAGCTGGATGACAAACGACGCAAGCGCATCAAGGCCAGACTTGCTGAAGGTTTCACCGCAGATGAACTCTGCCGGGCAATATCCGGCGCCAAAGGTGACCCCTGGCTGATGGGCAAGAACCCCTCCAAGAAACGCTATGACGGCGTAGAAACCATTCTGCGTGACGCTGCACAGGTCGAAAGACTGCGCGACCTGGCGGGAGATGAGCACGCTATGGCGGTCGCACAAGGCCAGTACTCGGCAACCACTGCGCGCAACCTCGAAACCCTCCAGCGCTGGGCTGGCGGCACTGATTCAGGAGAACTTTTCTGATGAACGATTCTGAAAAACCAAAGTTCGCCCAGTCTATGGCGGCGATCGGGGAGATTTACGGCAAGGATATCTCCGAAGTGATGATTGGCATCTACTGGAATGCCCTTAAGCCATACCCGGTTGAAGACGTGATGCGCTCTTTCCAGGGGCATACCCGAGACACCGACAATGGTCAGTTTTTCCCTAAGCCAGCCGATCTCCTCCGTCACATCGAAGGGAACAAAGACGGGAAGGCGCTGATGGCCTGGTCGAAGACCTACAAGGCAATTTGCAGTTATGGCCGCCGCAACAGTGTTGTGTTCGACGACCCGACCATTCACGCAGTCATCGCCGACATGGGAGGGTGGATTGAGTTTGCTGGCATGAGCGAAGAAGAGATGCCATTCCGGGCTCGCGAGTTCGAAAAACGCTACCGCTCTTACCTGATTACCGGTGTCAGCAAGTGTGAAACGGTGATGATCGGCATGGATGACGCGCAAAACATCCGCTCAGGTTTCCAACGCGAACCAATGCCATTCCTGATCGGCGAGAGGGACAAGGCCAAACTCATCCGCAACGGACAGGCACTTATCGAGCACAGGTGGCAATGATGAAAAAGAACTCTGGCAAACAAGCCGTTATCAACTTCATCGGCCTGCATCCGGGCTGCAACTTTAAGGATATCCGCCGCGGTACCGGGCTTGACTCTTCGGTGGTCAATTCCTCCCTGTGGCACATGAACCGTGACGGTCTGATAAAGCGGGAAGGCGAGTGCAGGAGCTTCCGCTACACCCTGATCGACACAACAACTATCACCGAAAGCGATCCATCGGTTCAGTATCGCCAGCGTCCTGGCGGCGTAAACCCAATGACCAACCTTTTTAACCAGTGCCTGGCGGGAGTAAGAAAATGAATAACGAAATCGAATTCAAATTTGGTGACTACGCCATCATCGAGCAGAAGCGCCACGGTGCTCCTAACGAGATGTATGTTTACAAGGTTATTGGTCAGCTTCGTTCTAATAAATGGGTTGATGTTCCTGTGTGGGGTGTAGCGACCGAAATTCTGCATAAGGAATTGGATGATGTCTGTTTGTGTATCCGCTGCGGAATTGATGAAACCGTAGTTCACCGATATCGCGTTAAGGATATGCAGCGTTCCAGCCGCTCACCAGATGGCGGGGAGGTAACTGCACTGGCGCTGACTCTTGAGAAATGCCGCGAGCTTTCAGGCTGCCCGGCTGGCGTAGACCTGCAGGACTGGGTGAAGCAGTTGGCGGCGGAGAATGTGGGGCCGAAGGAAAGTGTTGAGCATGCAGCCGGTTGCATAGCCGCAGCAGAGGCCGAGGGGTTAATTGACGCCTTATCAGAAACCACTGATGAAAGACTTGCTGGACTTGTGCATCGCCGACTTTGTCACGCATATCTTGAGGTCAAAAACCCCGCCACCGATCGCATCGTAGCCGAAGCGGAGGCGCGCGGGGTTGAGAAGGCTATCAATTGCATTGTGCAAACAATCACACCTAATCATGAAACGATACTCAAAGAACTAGCCCAGCAGCTGCGCGAGGGGGCCGACAAATGAGCAAGCCTACCGATGAAGAAATCATCCAGGTTCTTTCTGAACACGGTCAGTGCATGACTTATGTCGTGGCCTACTGGCTACGTAGGAAGTACAAAAGCACTAATACGGCCTATGCGCTGCGTCGCCTTAAGAAGCTTGAATCCATCGGCGTGGTGAAGCGCTGGGAAAGCTCGTATAAAACTCAAATTTGCTGGGGGTTGGCATGACAACTGATATCACCGAACTGGCGCTACTCGTCAGTAAAGCAAAAGCATCCGTATTTACCCTGGAATATATCTCGCAGTTCGAACCAGCGGATATTGACTCAGATGACGTCGATTTGCGGTTTGAAGTAGATGATATGGATGTCGGAACCAACGTTTCTATCGTCGATGAGTGCGGGCAGGCTGCAAAGGTTATTGGCGCGCTGGTAGAGGCGCTGGAGAAGGCGCAGCAGCAAAATATAAGCGACTTTGAAATCAAAGCCCGTCTCTGCAAAGAGAGTAATAGCCTCCACGACAGGTTGAGAGAAGCAGAGAAGCGCATCGCCGAGCTGGAGTCCCGCACCGTGAAGCTGCCGAAGCGCTCCGTTGGCGAAGTTATGCACATGAGCGGGTTTAGCCGGGATTATGCCGAGGGTTGGTGTGCCGGTAATGACAACGCCATTCATGAAATGCGCGTCGCTGGAGTCAATGTTATCGAAGGAGAGCAGAATAATGGCTAAATCATCAGACGTACATGACCTGTTAACGGCTTACCAAAAACAGGCGCGGAAAATCCCTGCTAAGGGTATCTATGCATCGAGGCATCGGCAGGTTGAGGTACAGGCGGCTCACACACGCAAGATAATGCGCAAGCGTCGGCGGTCAGTTGGCAAGTCAAATAAGCTTGGCTGTCGCTTTACTGCGGAAATGCGAGTGGCGCTGATTTGCGATATGAATTTTTGGGCATTGGTGTGCCGCTCTAACCGCAACCAGGTAAATACGACGGGAGCCAACCAATGACCAAATCAACCATAACCCGAGAGCGTCTGGAAAAAATTAAATCCTGGCGGGAAATTTACGGCGCCGGAAGCAACGTAATCCTGCCAGCAGAAGAAGCGGCAGAGCTGGCCAGTATCGCGCTGGCTTCGATTGACGCTGAAATAATGCATTGTGCTCACGGTGCTGTCGATAACGAGGATGGGATAATTACCTGTCTAAACTGCGGAAAGGAATGGAGCATATGACCAATAACCAGTTAACCAGAGAAAAGGTGAAATGGCTCCATGACGCAGCTGAAGAAGCTGCCGCCGTGGGTATTAAATTGACCATGAATCCGAGCGAGTTGCTGATGTTTACCAGTGAACTATTGGCAGTAAATGACAGCGATCCGGTGGTGTGGACTGATGAAGAAGAGTTACGCGATGCGAATGAAAGCGGGAGCGGTTATTTGTTTGGCATTGGGCATGACGCGAACAAATTCGCTGACCCGCGGCGTCAGATAATGCTCTATCGCCACGCGCAGCCAGCACAAACCGGAGTCGATGATGATGTTCGAAGCATCATCGGGCTTTTAGAAGCCAATGAATGGGCGGAGCATTGCACTGAAACGGTTTTGGGTTCCCGCTTGGAAGCTGAAATAACGCGCCTCGTTGGTTGTGTGCAGCCTGCGCCGGTAGTGCCGGAGGAAAGAGATAAGACCGTTGATGCTGACGACCATCCATTGACGTGGAGCTTTAACGAAGGCTGGAACGCCTGCCGCGCCGCCATGCTCCAGGCTGAACCTGTAACGACGGCTAACAAGTTGGGCAACTCTCCGGCAATTCCGGATACATGGATTCCGGTAAGCGAGCGGATGCCGGATGACAGTAGTGATGTGCTTTGCACTGCTGAATTTGATGGTCCCGGCGACTGGAGAAAAAAGGTTGGCTACTGGCACGAAGGGAAGTGGGTTGTTTATGGCGCGTCATGGACGCCAACCCATTGGATGCCGCTGCCAGCCGCTCCGCAGGAGGTGAAGCCGTGGTCATCTCACTACCTACCGGTTACCCGTGGTGATGCCGTGGGATACCCGTTTAATCGGGAGGTGAAAGGTGAGTAAATCCCCAGCAGAACGCAAAGCCGCGCATCTGAAGTGATGCGGAGCAAAGAAAAACAATAAGGGCCATGCTATCGTGTGCCCTTTACTATTTTGTCGGTGGCCTTATGACATGTAAAGTTTGCGCACAGCAGCCAAGAAAGCGGCGAGATCCTCCATTACCGTGCATGAAACTAATCCCTGAAGAACAAGGGAGGTACGCTAGTTTTCACGGGCGTGGCGCCGAAGAAAGTTACTACGTATGTACAGAATGCGGTCATAAGTGGCTACGTGAAACTGGGAATTGCGGGATGGGCTGGCAGCCTTAAGGTGAACTAATGTCACAGTGGAACATTGCAGCCAAATCGAAAGACGAGCAGGACAAGGTTAACGTCGATCTCGCCGCGTCCGGCGTCGCCTACAAAGAGCGCCTGAACATGCCAGTGATAGCAGAGCAGGTTGCCAGAGAGCAGCCGGAGCACCTCCGGGAGTATTTCATGGAGCGAGTTCGCTACTACCGCGAACAGAGCACCCAGCTACCGAAAGCGGCCGATCCGCGCTACATCGAAATGGCCGAGCAGAACGCCAAAAAGTAGTTTTGATTTTCCGTTATCAACCAGCCATAATCATGTCACCGGAGCCTGAACAACTCCGGTGACTTCTGCGCATTTAAGGGGACTTAAATGCGACCACAATCTGAACTCCTCACCTTGTCACAGATGCAGAAATGCACCTGCGATTTCCTGCACTCTGCGTTTTATCTCTCAGGAGGTGAAGCGTGAAGCAACAATTCCACCTCATCAACGAAAGCGTTAAGCAGAACGCAATCAACTTCATCCGCACATTGCCGGTTGACCAGAAGCGGCCGCTGATTCTCGACATCAAAGAGATGACTCGCACGCTGGATCAGAACCGCAAGATGTGGCCCCTCCTTAAAGACCTGTCTGACCAGGTTACCTGGTTCGGGAACAAATATGATTCCGACGACTGGAAAGATCTCATCACGGCGATGGTAGCTAAGGCCAAAAAACAAGAACAAAGAATGGCGCCCGGACTTGATGGAGGCGTTGTGATGTTTGGTCAGCGTACCAGCAAGATGACCGTTCGCCAGATGGTGGAGGTAATTGAGGCTATCTACTGGTTCGGAACACAGCAGGGCGTCAAGTTTAGCGAGAAATCCCGCCTCGAAATCGAATGGGCTAAAGAGTGGGGTGAGCAGCATGGCTAACTCAATGGATCGCGTCATGAATGGCCACATCTTTAGGGTGACGACACGCAGCAAGCGCAAGCAGGAGCCAAGCCCATCAGAAATACCAACACTACTCGGATATACCGCCGGGCTCGTTGATAAGAAGCGGCTGCGCCTGGCGGCAAGGGGGAAGCGTGGCTAAGAAACCCCAACGACGCTGCAAAATCTGCCGGGCGAAATTCACCCCAGCATTCGAGAACCACCGCTGGTGCTCTCCTGAGCATGGCGCTGAATTTGCCATGCAGGAACTGGAGAAGAAGCGCGAAAAACAGGCGCAGGCGAATGCGAAGAAAGAGCGCGCCGAATGGCGTAAACGCAAAGCCTCGGTGAAGCCCCTCAGGCACTGGGAAGATATGACCCAGCGTGTGGTTAACGACTATATCCGCGAACGAGACTACGACTTACCTTGCATCAGTTGCGGCACGTTCGACACGGTTCAGTGGGAAGCCGGCCATTACCGCTCCCGCGGTAAAGCATCGCACCTGCGCTACAACGAGGACAACATTCACAAGCAGTGCCATCACTGCAACGTGCAAATGTCAGGTAACCAGCAGCAGTACCGCATCGGCCTGGTAGAGAAAATCGGCGCTGAGCGCGTCGAGGCGCTGGAAAACAACAACACCCCTCACCGATACGCCATCGAAGAACTGGAAGGCATCAGGCGCCATTACAGCGCGCTACGCCGTGCGCTAATAAAACAACGGGAGGCCGCATGAGCAAAATCCAATATCCAATGTCCACTGCAGCTGTTTTTGATGACGTGGTTTATCCCATCCACCTGAACGGACCGCATCAGATAGAGAGTGAGGTTATAGGCGCGATCAGATGGTTCTGCCGGTGGAACAACGAGGAAATAGCCGTCGTTAAGGCGCATGTGCTGTTTAGCTGCTGGGGCCTTTACCTGACTTATGACCAGCTTATGGCGGAGGACGCATGAGCCGTGACGTTATCGAACACATCCGCGACCGCTGGCAAAAGCTCCGCCTCTGCCGGCACCGCGGAACCGTCCTAGTTGACTACCGCATTTTGAAGAATTTCGTCCGCATCTATCAGGCTTCAGGAGAGAAAGCATGAATACCCAGTACCTTGAGTATGTTCGCCAGCAGCTGATAGTGGCCACTGCCGATCTGAGCGGGGCAACGAAAGGGCAACTGGTTGCCTTTGCTGAGAACGCAATGTTTGAAGCGACGGCACGCAGCAATAAGCGGATGAAGGTAGTCGACCCGGCGACCGGGAGAATGGTCAAGCCGAGTAATCCTCCGGCCCCCGGCAAGCAGTCCCGCGCCAAAGGCTCAGCCATAGCCTTGGTGCAACCCGTTGAGTATTCGACGGCAAGCTGGCGCCGGGCTTTGCTGTCGCTGGAAGAACATCAGAAGGCCTGGCTGCTCTGGAACTACAGCGACAATATCCGTTGGGAGCACCAGGAGACAATAACCCGGTGGGCGTGGGAACAATTCAGCGAGAAGCTGTCAGGCATGCGCATTGCAAAGAAAACTGTCGAACGCCTTCGTCAGCTTATCTGGCTGGCAGCTCAAAATAAAAAGGCTGAGGTAACCGGCAGGGGAGACCTCTATTCCCCGGCCTCTATGGTGGGAATCAAGCCAGATAACTGGTGCCACAATTACTCAGATTACTGGCAGTCTATGATGGACATCTACCAGGAACTTGATAACCAGGCGTTACTCTCTGTTTCGCGATCACGTTCACAACAAAAAGCGACTTTTTCGCAGCAATGCCTTGCAAAAGTCAACTAAATACGTCATATTTGAGTCTACTTTGATATGCTGCATTAGCTTTAAGTGGCGGCATGATGAACAAAAAGGCCCTGGCGGAAACGTCGGGGCTTTGTCGTTTCTGGGTCAGAAGCACAGCGGTTGTGCGTTCGGCTGTTAACCGAATGGTCGAAGGTTCGAATCCAGCCAGGCGAGCCAGACCCAAGCCAGGGTATCTTCGGCAGAATAGCCGACATTGCCATTACCCTCATTACCGCTTCCCGCCTTGCGCGGGTTTTTTATTTTCAGGACCGCGGGAATCATCTGCGACGAGCTTTGTTGATAAATCAGCCCGACGGTCCTGATCCTTTCAAACACACACAGCACCCGCTAACTACGCGAGGTGAGAGCATGTATCGCATGGAAAAAATAACCACTGGTGCTGCTTATGGCGCTTCAGCCGGGAGCATCCTAAACGGCATGCTGAATGCCTACAGCCCCGAGCAGTGGAACGCTATCGGCGTGCTGGTGGGTATCATCATTGCCGTACTGACGTATCTGACGAATCTCTATTTCAAAATCCGCGAAGACAACCGACGAAGCAGGAGCAGAGATGAACCCGACGCTGAGGAATAAGCTGATTGGTGCGATCGCCGGCGGTTCGGGCGCGATCGCTATTGCTTCTGTCATGCTTGGTAATGCTGATGGGCTGGAGGGGCGACGCTATTACGCTTACCAGGATGTCGTTGGCGTCTGGACTGTTTGCGATGGACACACAGGTACCGATATTCGACGTGGTCACCGATACTCCGACAAAGAGTGCGACAACCTGCTGAAGTCAGATCTGCGAAAGGTTGCTAACGCCATCGACCCGCTCATCAAAGTACGCATTCCTGATCTTACCCGCGCCGCGCTTTACTCATTCACCTACAACGTTGGCTCAGGTGCTTTCGCCAGTTCCACGCTGTTGAAGAAATTGAATGCTGGAGACGTGCCGGGCGCGTGCAAGGAACTGCAGCGCTGGACGTATGCCGGTGGCAAGCAGTGGAAGGGGCTGATCACCAGGCGCGAGATTGAGCGTGAAGTCTGCGAGTGGGGCCAGAAATGAGCCGATTAACCGCAATCATCAGCGCTGTAGTCATCCTGCTTCTTTCCTGCTTTTTCTCGTGGCGTTCTGGCTGGAATTCTCACGCTGACCATATCAACGCCCTCGCGGCGAAGAAGAAAGAGAAAGCCGAAAAAGCTATTCAGCCGGTAGAGCAAAAGGCCGCTGCCGCCACAGAAGAGGGCAAGGTCATCTACCGAACCATTACCCGCGACGTGGTGAAATATGTCCAGTCTCCGAATCGTACTGTGTGCAGGTTTGACGATGATGCTGTGCAGCTGCGCCAGCGAGCTATCGACGCTGCCAACACCATCCCCGGATTTGATGAGCCCGCCGTGCAAGGCAAGTGACTCCGGCAAAGACAGCGACGAAGACCTGCAGGCTGATATCGAAACATCCCAGTGTCTACGGCAGCTCCGGTTAGATAAATATCGCTGGCAGGCGTACTACCGAGCTATAAGACAGTAGTGGCATTACAGGACCCACCTTAGTTAAAGGAGAACTAATAATCAGGGAAAACGATCCTGTTTGCTTGGTTTGCGTGAGTCGTACAAGAAGATAATTACCATATGAGTCACATATAGTTCTTTGTAATATAAGCAACAATCAGTCCGCCAATGATGGTTACGGACAATCCGATAAGGAGAGTTTTTCTTATTGTGTCTTTGGTTATGCCAGCTTTGTTTCTTTTTGCTTTTATTTTGCCAGTGCGTTTAGCTTTAACCAGCTGAGATGAATCAGTTTCGTTGTCTTCGAGTTCGATATCCTCAGAGTCCTCGATGTCAAACATGGGTGGTTTAGTATCCATATAAAATGGCCCTTATTAAGTTAGATAAAATTTTTTGTCTCGGCATGAAGCCTTGATTTTGTTTCTGGATGAGTGCTCTACCTTTTCTAGATGTAGAGTTGGTGGCTGTATTCTTTTTAATCTTTACTTTTTTACTTTTTTTGATGGTGAAGGGTTTTTCAACATCGACATGACGACCCTTCTCGATGGAAATTCTTTCACTACTATCGATTAACATGCCATCATTTCGATACAATTCTAAATTACCGATATCAATATCGGAGCTGCTAGTTATGCTAACCGCCCCACCATCTGAAGCGTCCAGGCTCCCGATTTTAACATTGCGGCAACCGTCAAAAACAATGCTAGCTGTCATTATGTATCCTTATGATGACGTTTGTAATTGATAAGTAATAAGTTTTTCGAGGTTATTAATGGGTCTTAATGATTCTCAAGAGATAGGCAAAAAACCATCTCATAGACCGTTCCCCCCCCTAAACTTCACCAACAGTTATGAGCACTCCCCCCACATTGGCATTATACCAGCGAATGAAGTTTATGGATGGGTAAGCGAGAAAATCATATCGGAAAGCGGGGCGTTACATAACTCAGACCACGAGCACCTAGCTAATGCACTCGCTGACGCTGATGTCGCGTTCATGTGGGCCTCTGGCTCATTCGCCAAAAGTGGCCGCATTGTGCTGGGTCAGTGTGAACAGGTAATGATGCGCGCTGGCGGCTGGCAGAAATCCCGCATGGAGCAGCAGATGCATGAATGGTTCGGACGCATACCGAAGTTCATCATCACGCTGGCGGGCGATTACTGTTCACAGTGCAGTGACCTTGAATTCTGCGCGCTGGTGGAGCATGAGCTTTACCACATTGCCCAGGCTACTGATGACTTCGGCGCGCCTAAGTTCAACAAAGAGACCGGTATGCCGGTGCTCAAACTTCGCGGCCATGACGTCGAGGAATTCGTCGGAGTTGTCCGGCGTTACGGCGCCAGCAAAGATGTGCAGGAAATGGTGGATGCGGCGAACAGGCCGGCGGAGGTTGCTCATATCGATGTTGCCAGAGCTTGCGGGACGTGCATGCTGAAACTGGCTTAATTCTGGAATGCTTTGGAAGGATGGTGATTCATGGCTGCACTAAAACCGGAAGTTAAAGCCGCCATCGTTCAAATGCTTGCGTGCTATGACACGCTGTCGATTGTGGTCGACGCCATCCAAAAAGATTACGGGATAAAAGTCACCCCTCAGCAAGTTGAATCGCACGATCCGACGAAGGTCAGCGGCAAGGGTCTGGCTAAAAAGTGGGTAGACCTCTTCAACCATACCCGCGACCGTTTTCTCAACGAAATTTCAGATATTCCGATCGCCAACAAGGCCTACCGTCTGCGCGTACTGCAGCGAATGTCGACGACTGCTGAGAACATGAAGAACATCGGTATGACGGCCCAACTACTGGAGCAGGCAGCAAAAGAGGTGGGTGAGGCTTACAGCAATAAGCAAAAAGTCGAACACACCAGCCCTGACGGTAGCATGTCGCCGCGACCAACGACGATCAGACTGGTAGGAGTAGAGCCAACAAATGGAAAGCCAGGTTGACCTACAAATCCCGGCGAAGCTCGTTCCCGTATTCGCGACAGAGGGCATTCGCTATCGTGGCGCGCATGGTGGCCGAGGTTCTGCAAAGACGCGCACATTCGCGCTGATGAGTGCGGTTAAAGCGTATCAGGCAGCCGAAAGCGGATTAAGCGGCGTCATTCTCTGCGCTCGCGAGTTTATGAACTCCCTCGAAGAGTCATCGATGGAGGAAGTGAAACAGGCGATCCGGTCTGTTCCCTGGCTGGATGATTACTTCGATATTGGCGAAAAGTACATTCGCACCAAAAACCGCAACGTCAGCTACGTCTTCTGCGGTTTGCGCCACAACCTCGACAGTATTAAATCAAAGGCGCGCATTCTGGTTGCGTGGGTAGATGAGGCTGAGTCGGTATCGGCGACCGCCTGGAAGAAGCTGCGCCCGACTGTGCGAGAAAATGGCTCTGAAATCTGGGTGACATGGAACCCGGAGAAAGACGGCAGCGCCACTGATAAGCTCTTCAGAAAGAACCCGCCGAAAAGCTCGATGATTGTCGAAATGAACTACAGCGACAATCCATGGTTCCCGGATGTACTCGAAGAAGAGCGCCTCGAAGATCTGGAAAACCTCGACTACGCCGATTATGCGTGGATTTGGGAAGGCGCTTATCTGGAGAACTCAGATAAGCAGGTGCTGGCGAATAAATACGTCGTGCAGAGCTTTGAAGATGACCTCTGGAAGAAATCAGAACGCCTGCTATTTGGTGCTGACTTCGGCTTCGCAAAAGACCCGAGCACGCTTATTCGCATGTTCATTCTGGATAACAACCTCTACATCGAATACGAGGCCTACGGCAACGGGGTAGAGCTTGACGATATGTGGAAGTTCTACGCTGGCAAAACCGATGCCACACCGAAACAACTTGAAGACTGGAAGGTTACTGACGAGGCGAAATTCCCCGGCATACCCGAGGCTCGCAAATGGCCTATCAAAGCTGACAATTCCAGACCTGAAACTATCAGCCATATCAAGGGACAGGGATTCAATATCTCAGCAGCTCAGAAATGGCAGGGCAGCGTTGAGGATGGTATTACCTGTCTGCGTGGCTTTAAGAAAATCATCATTCACCCACGCTGCAAAGAGACGGCGAAAGAGGCTCGGCTTTACTCGTACAAAACTGACCGGATCACTGGTGAAGTCTTACCGGTCATCGAGGACAAGAACAACCACTGCTGGGATGGAGTCCGTTACGGTCTGGACGGGTATATCAAGCACAAAGCGCAAGTCGGCGCAGTATTCTTCTAAGGAGCATCGCCAGTGAGCGAACAAGATAACGGCCTTAAACTGGCTGTGAACAACCTCGCCACTGAAATGAGGCGAGCGAATTACCTGAACGCTATCGGCATAGGCGGCGGGAACACGAAGCGTCCGACGCTCTATCAGGAGTTTGGCTATCCGCGTACGATCACCTTCAATGATTTCTACAACATGTACCGCCGCAACGCTGCTGGCTTTGCTGTGGTGCATCGACTTCTTGATGGTTGCTGGCAGGATTACCCAATAATCGTTGATGGTGACGAAGCCCAGGAGGCTAAGAAAACCAACCCATGGGAAAAGAACGTCACTAAGTTCATGAAGAAATGGTGGCCTAAGGTGAAGGATGCCGACCGACGCAATATGGTTGGTCGCTATTCTGCATTGCTGCTGCAGATAAAAGACAACCGGCCATGGAATGAGGAAGTCGACACCTCACTTGTGAAGAATCTCGGTGAAGCAGCTCTGGTTAAGCTCATTCCAGTATGGGAACCACAGCTAACCGTCGCTGAATGGGATAACGACCGCCAGTCTGAAACGTTCGGTCAGCCAAAGATGTTCAACTTTAACGAGCAGCCTGTAGGCGATGAGGCTTTCGTCGGTCCGATGCGTGGCGAACCGGTACACCCGAGCCGGGTTATTTTGTTCTGCGAAGGCTCAGAGGATGACAATGTACTCTCTGGCATCCCGTTACTTGAGGCTGGTTACAATAAGGGTCTCGACCTTGAAAAAGTATCCGGCGGGGGAGCTGAAGGCTTCCTGAAGAACGCCAGCCGGCAGATAGCGGTCGAGTTCAGCAAAGAAACCGACATGGCTACACTGTCCGATCAGGCTAAGAAAGCTGGTTATACTGACCTCGGCGAAGCGATGGGCGACAAGGTCAACAAGCTTAACCGCGGCACCGATGCAGCGGCGGTTATGCAGGCCGGACAAATGCACGTCCTGAGCGTTACCCCTGGAGACCCGGGGCCGACGTGGGAAGTTACCGCGAACGAACTGGCAGCATCCGTACAAATCCCTTTCACCATCCTGTTTGGACAACAGACCGGGCGCCTGGCAAGTGATGAGGATAAAACCGACTGGGCCATTCGCCGCAATACCCGCCGCAACGGCTTCCTGACTGACAGAATCACCGCGTTGCTGGAACGCTTCTGGACGCTGGGCATTATCGAACCGCCGACAAATGGAGAGGTCACCATTTCATGGACCGACCTGCTGGCGCCCGGCGAAAAGGAGAAAATCGAGAACGCTTCGAAACTGGCCGATATCGTGCAAAAAACGTCGGGTTTCTATGGTGGCGAGCCGCCATTTACGGCTAACGAACTGCGCGAGATTGTAGGACTCGATCCGCTGCCGGAGCCAAAAGAACCACCGAAACCAGAAAAGAAGGTGACAACCGATGATCCACTGGCCGATGACTCCGGAGCAAACGGCAAAGGTGGGGCTGCCGATAGTTCCGCGCAGTAAGGTTGACCCGACACGCTCTGCAAAGCAGGTCAGCGCGATGTTCCGGGATATCGAGGACCGGTATCTCGGCATCAAGCGAGCGCTGAAAGCATTGCTCGACCAGCGACTGACCGGGCGAGAGCGTGAGGTAAACAGCCATGACTGGCACTTCCTTTGTCATGACCACGGTGAGGATGTGCGGCTCTACCAAGTCAATGCCGGCAGGTTTATCTACGACATGTCGGCGCAGGAACTGGCTGACCTGCTGGAAGCGGTGCAGGTCATTCTCGACGATTACCTGCTGGATGGTGGCGAAAAAAACCTGTGGGCGATGGATTACGTCGCCGCAGAGGCACAGCGCGGCACGCTGGAGGCTTTCAATAACCTCTCGCAGCAGTCGCAGGTATACGCCAGCCAGACGACGCTACATCAGCTTTTAAACAGCCCCGGTTATCTGAACCAGATAGCGGCAGCCAGGTTGACAACGTTCAGTGACTGGAAGGTAATCAGCGACACAGCCCTCGGCGATCTGACCAATATCATTACCGACGCGGTGGCGCGCGGAGTAAACCCGCGCGAGACGGCCAGTGTCATCAGCAAGCGCCTAGATGTGTCGATGTCGAAGGCCAAGACCATCGCTCAGACTGAACAGGTCGGTGCGCTGCGCCAGGCGCAATGGAACGAAACGGACTGGGCTGCGGATCGTCTTGGGCTGCATACCGGCTTGCTGTGGCTGTCGGCGCTCAAGCCAACTACTCGCACATGGCACGCCAGCCGGCACGGAAAGGTCTACACCACCGAAGAGGTTCGGGACTTCTACGCCGAGAGCGGTAACCGGTACAACTGCTACTGCAGCCAGATTCCGGTGTTGCTCAACGACGACGGCAGCATATTCAATCAAGGGCTGGCGGATAAGCTGGCGAAAGAGCGCAAGCAGTGGAAAACCGATACCAATTAATGCTTAATAGTGTTGAATAACCTATAAGGCATTAATTAAATGAACATTACACCTCAGGAAGCTGGTTCGTTTTTTCTGACGCTGATTGTGCCAATCGTAACAGGTGTCGCTGCCGCGTGGTTTACAGCGCGATTTACGTTAAACCGGTTTTACCATGAAAAGTGGTGGGAGAAAAAACATGCAGCATACAATCAACTGGTTGATGACTTAATTGAGCTTAAGTCATTATACGGACAGGCTCATTACTATGCTGAGGAAGAATATAATGCAGGGAAAAATGATAAGCCGCGGAAAGGTCGAACTGTAGATTGGAAAAGATACCACCAATTATTAAGGCAAGTTCAACGCCACTATGTACTGGCTCCTATCTCGCTAAGTCAAAGCACTAAAGAGCTCTTGAGCCGATTTATAGAAAAGGACGCTGACATAGAACACAATGTTGTTGTCGATGGATACCCAGAATTTATGGCATATAGTGACATGTCTGGTGAGGCTCAAAAAATCATTGATGCCATTGTCATGGATGCTGAAAAAGAACTTAAATTCAGATAATTAATCACCCTATTGAATAAGGTCGCTCCGGCGGCCTTTTTTATTGCCTTGAACCATCAACGAGGATCCAGCATGAAACGCAACCGCGTTAACGTGCTGACCGTCGTCAACTCCGCTTCAAACATCACCACTGAAACCATCGACGGCAAACCACATATCGTGGTTCGCGGCATCACGCCTGTCGTGGACGATATCGTGATGAACCGGAAGTTGTACCCGGCAGCAGAAATCGAAAAGGCCTACAACACGCTCGAGCGTAACCCGATGCCGCTGGGCCACCCGAAAGTGGACGGCAAGCACGTGTCGGCGCGCGATGTCCGGGCGGTGAATGAATACCACGTCGGCGCCTGGCTGCAGGATGTCAGCCACAAAGACGGGAAAGTAACGGGCGACATGTACGTTAACCGCCAGTACGCCGAATCCAGCGAGAAGGGCAAACGCCTGATCAACCGCCTGGATGAGATGCTGGTGGGTACAAACTCAGACCCGATCCATATCTCTACCGGCCTGCTGTATTCCGGTATCGCCGCCAACGGCGAGTCGAAGGGAAAAAAGTACAACGAAATCGCCACCAACATGATGTTTGACCATGTGGCGGTACTGCTTGATGAGCCTGGCGCCGGAACGCCGGAAGAGGGCGTGGGCATCTTCGTTAACTCAGAAGGTGATGAGCAACAGATTGAGGTTGCCCGCCTGGCCGATGGTATCGACTGCACTCGCGACGGGCTGATCAACAAGACCAAATTCTTCTTCACCAATGCCTCTAACTTCTCTTTCGACGACATCTCCCGCGCTATCAGCGACAAGCTGCGCGAGGGTGGCGCCGAAGATAAGTGGCTTTGGCCTGAAACGGTGTGGCCGGACAGCTTCATCTACCGCAATGACACCAAATACCTGAAGCAGAAGTACCTCATCGATGACGACGGCAAGGCCGTGTTCGTCGGCGAACCTGTAGAAGTCGTGCGCAAACCCACTGAGTACGAGATTAAAACCAACGGAGAGAACGATCCGATGAAAGAACTGATTATCAATGCGCTGCAAGCCGCTGGTAAGCCGACTGAAGGCAAGTCCGACGCCGAGCTGATGGACGCATACAACCAGATGAAGGCCGAAGAAGCCACCGCCAAGAAAAAAGGCGATGAAGAAATCGACCCGGAAACCGGCAAGCCCAAGAAGAAAGAGCAGGCCATCAATAACGAAGAGATGCCTGCTTGGGCGCAGAAGCTTGCCGATCGCGTGGACACCGTCGTTAACAGCCTGAACGCGAACGCCGACAAAGAGAAAGGCGAAAAGCGCGCGGCTGTGAAGCTGGCGATGAACATGAGCGATGAAGAAGTCGCAGATCTGGACGGCAAGGCGCTTGATGCTATGTACGCCAAGTGCCAGACCTCTTTCGGCCTGAACGGTGCATTCCGCCACCAGGCAACCAACACCCAATCAGTCAGCGAAATGCCGGAGTAAAAAATGGCTAAAGACGGAAAACACGTAATTCACGCGGGCGGTATCTTCGCAAACCCACAGCTTCACCGTGAAGGTGCTGCAGCCGCTGATACCCCTCCCGGGACGATTGGTTTCTTCGACAATACCACGAAGAAATTCACCGCCTCCGTGGATGGTAATGAAGCCGCGATCCTCTACGTAGCCAACTATGACTACCTGCGTTGCAAAACCGTAGACGACGTCATCAAGGCTGGCGACTGGGTTGTTGCTTTTCACCCAACCCCAGGCGTTTTCTTCAACGTTCCAGCTGCAGCAGGCACTTACACAAAAGGGCAGCCGCTCTCTGTGGCCAACGGTCGAGTTAAAGCTGTCGGTACTGATGAATCAGTCCGCTGCTACGTAGAAGAAGACCGCTCATACACCATTGCAACGGCAGGTGACCTCCTGCGCGTGGTCATTAAATAAGGAGCACCTGAATGTTTGTATTCTCCACTAAGCAGGCGACTGAAACCGGGAACCTCGAGGTTAACTCCTCTCAATTCAAAAAACTCTCCGCTGCGCGCAATGCCAGTGCGCAGGCTGCGGCAGACTTTATTGCGCGAACTAAATGGCGCGGCGATGCAGAAGATACACCCGAGCTGAATGCGGTAAACGCAGTCGACGATATCCGCCGTCTGTACAAGGCCTATGACCAGACCGTGCTGAAGCAATTCGAACCGAACACCGAATTCACGCTGCTGAACGACCTGATGCCGCTGTCTCGCTCTGTTCGTCTGGAAGAGTCTGTGTACGAATACGCTCGCACCGGCGGCCGTGGCTGGGCGCACACTTCCATGTCAGGTCAGATTGGCGCTGCGCTGGATGCGAAGTCCTACACCTTCGATGGCACCATGGTACCGATCCACGACAGCGGCTTTAAGTTCAACTGGCGTGACCCGGTATTTAACAAAGGCTCCGCGCTCTCATCCCTGGCAGATGCTCAGGCGGGCTCTGTCGATGACGTACGTCGCCAGTACGTCGACTACATCTGGGAAGGTTTCCGCGATGCGGCCGGTAACTACATCAAATTCGATGACAAGACCTGGAAGGGTTTACGTCATGATGAACGTGTGGCGCAGGTGACACTGACCGTTAACTTCGCAACCAGCACCGATCCGAAAGCCATGCGTGCCGCTGCGATCGCCCTGCGTGACGTCCTCAAGCTGCAAAACATGCAGTACGGCCAGCAGACGTGGTACGTCTCAAGCGAAATCATGTCCAACTGGGAACAGTATTTTGATGTGAACTCTCTCCGCACCGTGCTGGAAGAAATCTCCAAACTGTCAGGCATCGCGGCAATTAAAGAAGATGCTGAGCTGACCGGCAACGAAATCGTAATCGTGCCGCTGCAGGCTGGCGTGATTGCTCCTATCGTCGGCCAGGCGTTTGGTACCGTCGCCGATCCGCGTCAGTTCTATAACTCAGATTACGTTTGGCGTACCTGGGGAGCTGCTGGCCTGATGGTCAAGCAGGACATCAACGGCCACTACTCTGTTATTCACGCTTCGAGCTAAGGAAATAACATGGCACTCGTAAAGGTATTGGTAGCAAACCTCTTTGCCGGTGCCAGCCTTCAAAAGCTGGAGGCTGGACAGGTTTATGACGTCGATGACTCGATCGCTGAAAAGTGGATCGAGCAGGGTAAGGCGGAAAAATCAACTGACAAGAAGGGTGAGAAGCTCGTCTTTGAAGTGGCGACACCGTCTGCTTCTGTGGCATCCGGTGCATCCGATTTGCAGTCAAAACTCAATGAGGCGTTGGCTCAACTGGAACAGGCCCGGTCTGAAATTGATGCTAAGGATAAAGAGCATGCCGAAGTGATTGAGCAACTGAAGCAGGAAAGTGCAGTTAAGCTGGACGCTGAAACAAAGCGCGCTGACGAAGCTGAAGCGGCACTGGCGGAAGCAACCAAGAAGGCGAAATAACCATGGCTGACCCAATCACAGCGGCAGACGTGCAGGCGTTCCTCGGTGAATTGGGTTATTCCATTCCCGGTGCGCTGCTCGATCCGATTCTCTGCGTGGTGAACAAGATTATCCCGTGCCTCGAAGGTGCGGGATACGACGAATGCACGGCAAAACTCATCCTGATGTATGCCGCTGCGCTCATGGCGACGTCTTCCGGTGCCAGGCGAATAAAATCGCAGGGAGCGCCATCAGGAGCGTCACGTTCGTTCGATTATGGCAATGACAGCATCACCTGGTTGCGTGACTCGCTGGCCCAGCTTGATACCAGTGGCTGCACTGGTGAACTTCCAATTAGTGCCGGTAATAGCGTAGGCCTGTTTATGGTCGTTGGTGGTTGCTGATGAAATGGATATCCGTCAAAGAGCGCCATCCGCGGTCATTCGTCCGTGTCTGGGTGATGACTGATACCGGGAAGCAAACTACAGCGTACGTCAAATCCAATGGCGAGTGGTACATCAACTGCGACCGCATACGCGCCACAGGTGCCGTTGTGCTGCGATGGAGGGATGACTGATGTCTTCGGTTGCCAATTGGTCTTATACCGCGACAGCGACAATCTGGCGGCGCATACGCGATGCTGACGGTAGTGATACCGACGGCGGAGGTCAGCCGTACGGATGGGAAGCACCGAACGCTATTCTCTGCGACTACCAAGGCGGGCTATCCGCGAAAATCGGTGACCTCGGTCGGGAGATCGTGGTTAAAAACACGATATGGACCGAGTATGCAACGGCGCAGGAGGGCGATTACATCCTGATTGGCGCGTCAACCGATGCGGCGCCACCTGATGAAGCTGATGAGATACGGCAGATCATCCAGTTCGCCGACACCTTCGAGCGGCTGGCGGACGATTTCGCACTGATTACGGGAGTCTGATTATGGGTGTGAAAGTGAGAGGAATCCGCCAGGCCAAGGCCAACCTCGATCGCATTATTAAAGACGTCCAGGGGCGTAAGGCCGTGCGAGCAATCCAGTCTGCGATGCTTATCGGTAGCGCGCAGGCAGCGCTTTATACCCCAATCGACACATCGACGCTGCTTAACAGCCAGTATCGGGAAATCATTGCTCGCGGAGTTCGTGTTACTGGTCGTGTTGGCTATACAGCTAACTACGCAGTATTCGTACATGACCCGGCAGTGCAGCAGACCTTCAGACGCTCAACAGCGAGAAAAGAGTTCTTAACGAAGGGTTTCGAAGATACCCGCAGTCAGATAGATGCTGCGGTTAAGAAGGAGCTTTCGCTATGACACCTCCGATGTATATGCGCCTGAAGGATCTGTTTGAGGGCGAAGGTCTGACTGCTGGCTTTAAGGTGCAATGGCGGCAGTGGCGCGATACCGGGAAAGATGCTGACCAGTTCATCGTGTTCCGACCTTCCGGCGGTACCGATATTACTTATGACCTCGGCGGCGACTGGTATGTGATGGTAGACGTCATCTCTTCGAAGACTGATCCCGATGCTGCTGACTCAGCGGTTAACGGCATCGTTGAATATATTAGCGCGCAATCTGGAGCTGATGAGTGCGTCGGCGCGCTTCGGCTTGTCGGCAATGTTCCGGCGGCTATACCAACCGAAGAGGGCCGGTTAGTCACCCGGCTGCTTGTTTCATGTACATACGGCGAGTGATCGCCAGATTCACCCATCAGGCTGCCTTCTGGCGGCCTTTTTTATTTGAGAGGTACACATGCAGGGCTGCCAGAATGATACCGGTAAGCTAATCGGTAAGGTTGCGGTGCTACGTATGGCCTATGGCTGTGCTGACACCGTTCCGGCGCTTTCCGAATGGAAGCGTCTCGGGGCTATGACCACAAAAGGCTTTGACTACTCCATGAACACCGTCAACTCAGAAGCTGACGATACGAAAGGACTGGTTGAGAACCTGGTGAATAACATGGACTTCACCATCTCCGGTGAAGGTGAATTCCGTAAACAGGACAAAACAACTGAGATCGGCGCTATCGCTATTTCGAAATATATTTTCGACGAAGTGCAAGCTGGCCGTCAGCCGACGATTTGGGTGCGCTTTGACTTCACCGGTGAAGACGCTGGCACTTATATCATGGGTTACTTCAACACCACTTCATGGTCTGGCGACTTCGGAACTTCAGATATTTCCACCTTCTCCGGGGAGTGGAAAGTCTACGATGCCGATACTGTCGTCTTTGAAGTCGCTGGCCCGGCGTTGGCTTTCACCACCAACCTGACTGCAACGAAAGCGGTCACCGCGGGATCAGCGCTTAACATGTCAGTAGCGGTTGACGGTGGCACTGCTCCGTACACTTACGTATGGAAAAAAGACGGTTCTGCTGTAAGTGGCCAGACTACAGCGACCTTCAACAAGGCCAGTGCAGCCGCCGGCGACGCCGGGGTTTATACCTGCGAGGTAACAGATTCGGCATCGACGCCGGCGAAGATCACTTCCACCGCCTGCACAGTGACAATTAACTAAGCGAAAGCCAGTTCGTGAATAGTACAAAGGGCGTTTATGCGCCCTTGATACTATTTATGGAGCGACTATGACCCCCATTAAAGAATTAGGCGAATGTGTCATCGGCACTGATACCCATGAATACTTCTTCCGTCCTTCCTTCCGAAATATGGCGCGCATAGGCGAGCCGGACGAAATCGTCCAGACGTTCTATGACCTGTGTAACGATGAGGCGACACCGTTAATTCAACAGGCGGTTCAGGTATATATCCGCGATGAGTACAGCCGCCTGCCTGATTGCGTTCTGCGATACATCCAGAGCGGACTTCTGAACCGTAAAGCAGTTATGGCTGCTCATGCCATTCTTACTGCTTGTTGCGATGACGATATCGGGGAACTGGTCGGATGGATGAAGCCGGGTAAATCACGCAAGCGCGGATTTATGTGGCGGCCTGGCACGATTCCTGCGCCGGAAATGATCATCGTTGCTCAAAATCTGATGATGCATGGAATCATTGGCAAGGCGAAAGTGCGCAAGTTGCAGCGTTACGAGTCGAATGAAACCACCTCCGAATTTCGCGCGACCGATTACATCATGGCGGCACGCAATCATTTTGGTATAAGCCGAGAAGAGGCTGAAAACCTCACAATGACTGAGTTCGCCTTAATGCTTAATGCGAAGTACCCGAACCAGAAAGGCTTTACCAGAGAAGAGTACGATGCAGTTATGGATGATGACGATCGGCGCTGGCAGGCGTTAATGCAGCAGGAACAAACCAGCAAAACCAGATGAACCAGCCTCGGCACAGTCCGGGGCTTTTTTATATCCGCGTTTCACCGCGCTTCACACGCGCAATGTATAATCCAAGAACCTTACAGAAAGCGATCCTGAGAACTGCCGCTAGTGCCGGCGGGCCTCTTGGGGCGGCTTTTCTGTGTGACAGGTTCGCTTTCTTAAGGTAAATCGCATGAAATATCCAACCGTATCAGTTAACGGCGTTTCCGTTCGTGTAGACGATGAAGGGCGCTATAACCTTAATGATCTCCATGCTGCGGCTGTGGCGGAAGGCAAAGCCACCGAATCACAGCGACCAGGTGAATTCCTTAAAACAAAGCAAGTAAGGCGGTTTGTGCAGGCCCTGAGCGATGCGAAGAAAATCGCATCGGTGTTAACCATCAAAGGTGGACCGCTTCAGGGGTCATGGGGGCTCGAGCTAATTGCTATCCGTTATGCTGCTTGGCTTAACCCATTATTCGAAATAAAGGTCTATGAGACATTCCAGATGCTGGTTAGAAATGGCATTGACGCCATGTCCCGCCTAAACAAAATCGACCACATCATCAACACTGAAACCAAAGCAATAAGCCAGTGCGCGAGCCAGATGGCGAAGTGGGGTGTAGGTGGTCGCAAACAATTGCTCCATGCGGCGCGCGATCGTGCTGCTGATGAGGTCCAGTTATATTTACCCGGTATCGCATAGTTATCGATAAGCCCACGCCAGAGGGTTTTGTCGTGGGCTTATATCCCTGATAGGATTAGTCCGAACAATACTAAAAGGGATAATTGAGAAATGAAGAAAATTTTAGTCGCCTCTGCGATTGTTTTAACTCTGGCAGGCTGTGCTTCCTCAGGAAACCAACAACTCAGCAAGGAAACTGAGGTCAGCGTTAAGTCTAAACTTCAGGAAGGAAAAACCACCAAGGCTGAGGTTAAAACGACATTCGGATCTCCGGATGCTGTTTCATATACTGATGGCGGTAATGAAATCTGGAAATATGCCTTCGCCAAAGTTAAAGTTAACGGGACTACATTCATTCCTTTCTACGGCCTTTTCCATAACGGGACTAACGGCACCAAGAAAGAACTCACCATTCTGTTTAAAGACGATGTAGTAGCCAAGTACACAATGGCTGAATCCGCTATAAATACGAAATCCGGTTGGGCAGACTGACACTCGATGGAGCTGTTATGACTCGCATCTCAGTAGTAGCAATACTCTCACTTATATTAACTGGTTGCTATAAGTCAGCGCCATCCGATCAAGAAGCAATCGACATAGCGAAAAAAGAAGTGTCGATGGCTATATGTGGTGATAAAACTGCTAGCTGCATAGATGTTAGTGGAGGGAAGGCGCATATTGGCGAACGGAAAAATGACAACACCAATCAAGTTACTGTCACCTTCAAAAACATAAAGGCCAAGCGTGACGCATCAGTGAAAGTAAACGTAAATGCTGGAATTGTGGTCTATGATTTCGACGCTAAAACAGGCGATACGTATATTAAAGAGCTTTCACTTTGGTCTGAAGATGGAGATCACTCTATAGAACTTTGTGGACATAATTATAAGTTCTGTAGGAAATAAACAATAACCCTAAAAACCTCGCTCCGGCGGGGTTTTTTATTGCCCGGAGAAGTTGCATGGCCGAAAAAGCGGGTGAGATTTATTACGAAGTTGACCTGGAAACAGCGAAGCTAATAACGGGAAGCAGGAAAGCAGCAGATGTGCTAGGCGCTATGGATAAGAGCGCGCGCAATGCAAGCTCAGGTATAGATAAGTTAGACAGTTCCGGCCGAAAGGCTTCAGGAACGATGGGCGTGCTGACATCTGCGCTTTCTGGAGTGGCTAGCGCAATTTCTGTCGCTTTAATTATTGATTATGGGAAGGCATTTTTAACGGTTGCGGACAACGTTACCCAACTCCAGGCAAGAATTGCACGCCTAACTACAGATACTGCTGAGGCGAAGGCTACTTTCTCCACCCTTGCGATGATCGCATCTAATACTGGAGCGAGCCTTCAGGACACCCAAAGCCTATGGGAAAAGTTGACCTCTTCGCTTAAGGCTACGGGCGCCACGAACAGCCAAATATTATTCCTCACTGACACTTTGCAGAAAATAGGTCGTGTTGGTGGGAGTTCAGCTGAAGAGATGGCTGGAGCTTTACGACAATTCGGCCAATCAATCGACGGAGGAATTGTAAGGGCTGAAGAATTCAACAGTATTGTGGAGAGCATGCCAGAACTCGCACGGCAAATTGCCGCCGGCATGGGAATCTCTATGGGTGCACTCCGCCAGGAAATGCTGGCAGGGAAGGTAACAGCAGAAGCCGCGCTTAACGCCATAGCCAAGCAATCTGGGGTGGTTAACCAGGAATTTAATAAGCTCCCAAGAACGCTTGAGCAAGCCAACAACAGTCTTACTGTTTCACTCTCATTGTTAGTCGACAAGATGAATGAAGCAACCGGCGCAAGTAAGACAATGGTTGGCATTATTGACTCTGTAAGCGCAGCTATCGATCGCTTAAGTGGTCGTGCCGTAACTGCGGCACAGAGCATAGCAGATCTTACCTCTACAGGTGAGATGTATAGCCGCAGAGCGAGGACTTGGGCCTGGTTAGGATTGGATGGTTGGGCACAGCAAAATACCGCTCTGGCCACACTCAGCACGAAAGCGGCAATACTTGTCGGTGATTTGGATGCCGTAGGAAAAGCTTCTGAGAATGCTGCGAATATAGGAAAAGGATTTTCCGGCGGTAAAACGTCGAACCCTAAGCAAGATAATTTAGTTAAAGTTTCCGAGCGCCGACTCGCTCTTGCCAAACTAGAGGGAGAGGCCAGGGCTCGCCTGCAAGCTCAATATGATGCCGCTGATGCCGGGGTAACCGACCAGAAGCGGATTAAATCCCTTCAGGATGAGTATGCTGAAACCTACCGCGTCACGGAAGCCAGAAAGGAAAGCAATAAGGCAGGCAAGCAGTCAGAAACGCAGGCTGATTCGATCGCGCATAAATTAGCGAGTTTGAAACAGGAGTCTGCACTTGCCGCAGACTCTACAGCTGAGTTAAGCCGTGAGCAGGCGATCCTCAATGCTCAGCTTTCGCTTGGCAAAGGCGCTACGCAGGAACAAATAGCGCGGGCTGGGCAGTATGCTGCTAAAAAGTGGGATACGGCCAACGCTATCAAGGCGCAAGCCGCGGCTGAGAAGCTTCTCCCTGAAGCGCGCGAGAATGCAAGTTACAAGCAGGATGTGCAGGATTTAAATACTGCACTGGCAGCGAAGAAAATCAGCCAGGAGCAATACAACGAGACCTCCGAGAGACTGGAGGCAACTCACCAGGTCAACCTTGCGAAAATCCGCGCGCAACAGGCTGTCACTCCGCAGCAGCAGGCAGCTGGCGATGTGGATCCGGTGCAGAACCTGGCAAACCAGCATGCCCAACAGTTAGCACTAATCCAGCAATACGAGCAGCAGGGGGTTATCGCTCATAATCAGGCATTAGCACTAAAAAAAGCCGCTGATACTCAGTATGAGCAGGAACGAACGGATGCTATGTGGGCATTGTTCACGCAACAGAGCGTAGGGTATCAGGCTCTTGGCGCCGCGGTTGACGCATTCGGCAATCAGGCTTCCAATGCATTAACCGGCATCATCACCGGCAGTATGTCAGCCTCAGATGCATTGCAGTCTATCGGCAACACCATTCTCAACGACGTTATTAATACGTTCGTGCAAATGGGCATCCAACAAGCCAAGTCAGCAGCGTTTGGCGGGGCGGCACAAGAGGCGGCTATAGCCGCCACCACTGCTACGCAAGTCAGTTCTCTGGCAACGACCACGGCCGCCAGTACATCTTCGGCGGCGGCCACAACAGCAGCATGGACGCCGGCGGCTCTTGTGGCGTCGATCGGGTCGTTCGGCGGCGCGGTTGCTATTGGTCTCGGCGCTCTGGTGGCTGCGCTGGCTGTAGGCTCATCGTTGGCCGGAAAGCGTAAAAACGGTGGGCCGGTTTCGGCGGGTTCAATGTACCAGGTAGGTGAGGGCGGCATGCCTGAAATCTACCGCGCCAGTAACGGCAGTCAGTACATGATCCCTGGTGATAACGGCTCTGTCATCAGCAATAAGGATTTGCAGGGCAGTGGCGGCGGCGCACTGCAGGTCGTGAACAACATTTATAACTATGCAAATGGCGTCAATGTCGATACCCGCAGCAGCCAGAACGGCGGACAACTGGTTATCGAGACCTTTATCACGGATATGCAGAACGGCGGCCCGATGTCGTCTCAGATGCAGGACACGTTCGGCCTACGCCGGCAGGCCAATGGCGATTACTAAAACCAACCCGCTCCGGCGGGTTGGTTTTCACTGAGGAAGAGACTTCATCACATGCTCTGTTTCACGAGCCTCGAATCTCGATGTCCAACCACAGGAGCCACAATGGTACGGAAAATCATCAAACCCACTCCCGACTTGTTTATGACAGTTGGGGCAATAAACCGCGTTGACGTAGCCACCAGAGGGATTTTTTCTAAAGGCCGCACCCATGTGCTCGACAAACTGATCCTTTGCCCTGTAAGCCGCTATTTCCTTTTCAAGTTCTACGTTTTTGGCTTTCGTCTCGGCAAGTTCTTGTACGGTGGCAGCATGGGCTTTCTGAAGTACGTCAATCTGCTCGCCGATGAAAGCGATACGCTCGCGCAAGACCTCGTTGCTTTGAACAGCAGAGAGGGCGCCAATTCCGTTCTTAAGAGAAGCAATAAGTAAACCGATGTCCATAATTATCCGCCGATTTGTGTAGGGTTAATCAGCCTAACCTGGTAACGAACCGGCGAACATCCTGATAAAAGATCAGTGCCGCATTCGCGGCCTTATATGCCCGGAGGAAACGTGGCAACAGTTTCATACCCGGAATTTCTACCCCTTCCGCAGCGTCCCAGCCAGAACATGACACAGGATACCGGCTGGCAGACAACGCAGCCGGCAGTCGGGCCGGCAATATTCACCCCGTTTACGACGGATCTGAAAACGACATGGACGCTGCAGTGGATATTCACTCTTAAACAGGCGGAAGTGTTTAAGTCCTGGCTGCGGTCGCCGACGTACTGTGACCGGGGACGTAACTGGTTTCAGATGCGTATCGACCTTGGCGACACTTACGGCCCGCAGCTGCAGACGCTTCACTTCATCAACATGCCGGTGCAAACCAGCAAAAATGGCGGGGTGGTGACTTGGACGGCGACGGTTCTGTCGAACGGAATGAGCGACTACACCGAGCAATACGACGACTGGATCGTCGGGATGGCTCCTGGTACCGAATATCTCTATGACCTGCTCGTTACCGAGGTCATGCCGGAATATCCAGTGGGGAACTCATGACGACATTGCGCGAATGGAAGGAGCGGCGGCCGGCGAGTGATATCAAACAGACCATCGAGTTCCATCACCCGGCGTTTGGATATTACCGTGTAGTGAACAAGCTTTTTCAGGAAGCGACGTTTGGTGGCAACCAGTATCAACCAGCTGCGTTTGATATCACCGAGCCTTCACAAACCAGCACATCCATCATAATGATGACCATTACCTTCATGCAGGGGGCGGAAGAGGTCAGGAATACACTCAAAACGTGGCGGGGTGCCGCGAGAATGACGGAGATAACCTGTAAATACCAGCAATGGAATGCGATCGGAGATGTTGAACCGATGAAGACCTGGTCGCTATTTGTGAAGGATGTCGCTGCTGATGGCACTAACGTTACCGTGAACGCTGGCAAAACCAATCCGCTGACGCTGGCCAACCCCATCATTTACACCACCAAAAACTATCCTGGGCTGATTACTGTATGACGCAGAGCGAGTTTGTCAGGCTTGTGAATGGCAGGCCATGGGTTAATCGTGCCTGCACCTTTGAGCAGATGGATTGCTGGGGGCTGGTGGTGCTGTATTACCGGCATGTAATGGAATGCGAGTTGCACCACATTCCAGGGTATGAATCTGGCGCCGACTTCATCACCTGTTACGAAGAGGAATCACAGCATTGGACGACGGTACCAATGGCATCGCCTGGCTGTCTGGCTGTCTTTTATTACGGAAGTAAGCCTGCTCATGTAGGCATTATGGTTACTCCAACCAAATGCCTCCACGCCAGAAGAGATAGCGGTTTTGTCAGAATTGATAACGCAATACTCCTGGAAAAGGCTTACAGCAAAGTGGAGTACATGATACATGGTTAGATATGAGGTACAGCGGCTTCCTGGAGCGCCAAAGCAGAGAGGTGCTGTTAAACACGGTACCGAGCTTGCAGAATTGCTGAATAAGCTGAATTTGCATAACAACGTCATTGTTAAGCTAAACGGCAGAACGTTGGGTGATGATTTTGATGTTGGTTACAAAATGCAGGCTGGTGACCTGGTATCGATTTATGATCAGCCTGAAGGTGGCGGTCTGATTAAAACCCTCCTGAACCCGCTTGAGCATCTGAACCCCATCCGATTTACAAAGAAGGTGATGGAAGGGCTGAGAGGGAAGCAGGGCTCCCCATCGATATCTACAGGTGAATCTTCGAATAATGACACGACCCAGCAGACGAATCGCGCCAGATTGTATAAGGGAAGACCTAACATCTATGGTGCCGTTCGCGCTTACCCAGATCTGATTCAGGAGTCACTGTTTGAATATCAAAACAACCGGAAAATGGTCACAGAGTGGATGGAGATCGGTTTCGGCTACTATGACATTTCCTCTGTCAGATATTCCGAATCATCTTTGACGGCGCTTGCCGGGGCCAGTTATGAGATTATTCAGCCTGGTACCGTTATCGCGGAAATGCCGCAGGGGTACTCATTTGATGATGTCGATGGTCAGGAAATACCGGCGTTAAATAAAGTCACGACTGAAATTAAACAGCAGGCCACTACCGACAATCTGCTTGAGGGATATTTTTCAGGGGGGCAGTTTTACGCAAGGATACTGAAGCAAAATGCTTTCGATAGTTTCTTCGATTCATCTAAGCCACTTTCAGTCACCGTGACAGTAAATGTTACCTATAACACCGCAAGTGGTGCTGTTACAAAGAACGTCAGCATTGATGCATCATTATTTAAATCCACACTCACTGACGACGGGCAACCGATTAATCAGGAGCAATATTATAACTTTTGGTTTGATTCACTGAGCGGTTCAGATCTTGAATCTCTGCCTGAAAACACGACGGTAAATAGCACACTTTTCACCATAACTGAATATTCTGGCGCGGTAGTAGGCCCTTTCTTTGCTGCTGTCTCATCAGAGCAGTTATGGCTACATTTATACGGTAATCAGGGTGGGCATTATGATGGTCCGGTGCACATTATCTGGTATCAGGTAGATGAATCGAACGACATGATCCCCGGAACGCAAGGGAGCATGGATGTTAACGTCAGGAATAACGGCAAAGATCAGGATTATGTTTACTATACGTATAAGATAACACCAGCCGCGGGGTATGGACGTTATGCATTTACTGTGCAGCGAACAAACAACGGTGGCTCTTCATCCGTTGTTTATATATCAGGCGCGCACGCGGTAAATATCCGACGCAATGTTGTTTACCAGGATGATACGTTAGTGCGAGTAACAGTTCGTGAAACTGAAACGCCTACGGCAGCAAAAGACAGAAAATATAACTGTCTTGCGCAGCGTAGAGTCGTCTCATGGACTCCTGCAGGTGGGGTTGATTATACGCTTCGCCCAAGCCGTTCATTTGCCGATGCTGTTCTTCACGAGTGGGTCATGGTTGGTAAGCAGGATGTGTCCGGGATTGATGTGGCTTCTCTTTATGCTATTTATGAGTCCCTGCCAAGCCCGCTGTTAGGATATTTTGACTATACGTTTTCCGATGAAAAACTTTCTCTTGGAGAGCGAATTCAAACCATCTGCAATGTGGCCCGGGTCCAGTTCAACTGGATTGGTGACATCATTACATTCTGGCGTGATGAAAAGGTGCCATATCCAGACGCGGTTTTTTCACGCTCTAATATGTTCTGGGACGAATATAAAATATCCTGGAAAATGTCTCTCCCCGGTGGTTACGATGGTGTCACGGTTGATTATGTTGATCCTGTCACTAACAAGAAAACCTATATCTACCTGCAAATTGATTCGGGTGGTATCGAGGAAGTCGAGGATGCGACGATTAACGCCAGTCAGATTAGCCTGGAAGGTTGCCGTAATCGGACCCAGGCTTTGGATCGGGCATGGCTAGAGGCTCAACGCATTTTGTATTCGCGGTTGAGCATGACAGTCAAGGTGCTGGAAACTGAACAGGTGGTGCGTGGTGCCGTTGTCCAGTGTCCGGACATGTACGACAATCAGCAGCAGAATGGCTACCTGACTGGTCGTAATGGCGACATCTTCACAACTTCAGAGCGCATTGATTTTACGCCTGGCGATATGTGGGTCGTGATGACGGATAGTCTGGGTAACTTCCGTGGCCGCTGGCGTGCATATCCTGTAACGGAAAATTCAAAAGCATTTCAGGCCGCCGCGGATGCCTTTGACCTTAATATCTACAATGGGAGCGATTGCCAGGTTGCAAGCCGGTACTTTATCGCAACTGATTCCGAACTTAACTCCAGCATCTGGCGCGTAGAAACAGCCAAACCCAATGGCGATTACACCCAGACGCTGACCCTTTCCGAATATTCAGACGCTATTTATCCGTAACACACAGTAACTCTTCAACTTCGCGCACACCATCAGATTAACTTCTGAGGCTTTCGTGCGCCATTTATAGGGCGACAAGCACAATGGCAACACCGTTACCGACTCCAACGCAGAATCCTGTCCCAAGCACGGATATCCGGGACGCAGTTTTTGCGGGCGCAAAAATGGATGAAATCGTTACCAGCCCGGGCGAGAAGTATGTCGACCGCTTTGGTAATGAGCACTATACAATTGAAGGCACTCGCCAGAACCTTATACCTCTTAGCCGGCAGTATATGACGCTGGCGGCAGCGCAGGCGGACATCGCGAATATCCCGGAGGGGAGTACCACCTATGTGCGCAGTGCTGACGGGAGTTCACTTGCGGATGAATATATCAACAATGGCGGAACGCTGGAGGCAACCGGGCGAAAGATGCCGTCGCAAAGTGGCATTGCCACGGCGATTAATTATGTATTGAGTGGTATTTACCCAACTGATGTGTCTTCTTCATGGGAGATTACTCAGAATTTTGTCATTTTCAGTGATGGCACTACAGGCACGAATAGTTCATGGGACGGTTATTTCATCCCATGCAAGGAGGGTGATCGGGTTGATTATTTTGGTGTTATCAACACATCAACAGCTGGAGATAAAACTGCGTGGATTATTCAGTGCGACGATAACAAAAACTACGTTAAAGTTCTGGCGGAAACCATTTCGACGGGGGTTGCAACTGAGCAGGGTACGGTACACGGAGTAGCGGTGCAGGATGGATATATCTATATTCGCGTGCGCAACAGCTCAAATCCAAACTGGAATATCAACTTTCTCAAAAAGCATTTGATTACCACTGATGACTATTTGAACGGCATTTCTCAGCTTAACCAGGGACTTTGGCCGGAAAGTGCATCATCTGTCTGGGAAATTACCCGCCAGTTTGTTTTGTTTTCTGGCGGTCTTTCCGGCTCTTATCCTGAATGGGATGCGTATTACATTCCTTGCAGCAAAGGGGACCAGGCTGAATATTCTGGCATTATAGATCTGGCAACCGCAGGGACCGTTACGGCATGGCTGATTCAGTGCGATACCGACAAAAAGTACGTGTCTGATTTAGCGGCCAATGTCACTACTGGTGATGCAACAAGGCAGGGCACGGTTAGAGGAACGGCTATCCAGGATGGTTATATTTATGTTCGGGTAAAAAATAGCGGGAATGCTGGGTGGTATATCAATTTCATGAAGAAGTTCTTAGTTGCTTCTTCTGATGTTGGTATTGCTGGCGGGGTTGCTGAATATGACGTTTTAAAAGCTATTGGGGATAATGGGCAGTCCATTGATTACACCAAAAACGGCAATTACTATGTTTTTGGCGTCGTAATGCTGTATGACGGTACAGTTAACAGCAATGCCGGTAATGACTGGCTGGCGTATTACCTGCCAGTATCAAAAGGCGATCAAGTCACGATGTCCGGCATCTACGGTTCAGCGACCGTCGGCCAGCAAATGGCATATTTCATTCAGCTGGACCATGACAAAAATTTTGTGGCTCCTCTGGATATCTATACCAGCACCGGAGCCTCTGACGTCCAGTTAACCCGCAGTGTTGTCGCCTCTCAGGATGGAGTGATGTATGTCAGGGTGCGTCGTGTACTGGGTGGCGTCGAACAGGCATACAGCGTTACAGCATTCCAGCGCAGCTACAAATTACTGCAGGACCTGTACGCTCTGCAAAATCAGGTTGATGACCTGATTAATAATGGGGCGGTGCAGACGCCTGTGATTGGTGCGACTCTGGAGCAAGTGCCAGTAAGGCTGGATAACAGATTTAACTACAACGCTGCCGTATATATTCAGGATAACGTTGTTATTGCGGGTAACTACACATTCGTTGTGGCGACTCGTGGGAACCGTCATCCCATCATCATGCGCAAAGAGAATCTTACCGGAGTGTGGACATATTTCGATCTTCACTATGTCACCGGAAACCCTTTGGCATCGCCAACCGAAGAAGATAGTCATAACGTTTACAGCCTGGGCGTGACGAAGGATGGTTATCTAATTGTCAGCGGGAATATGCATGCTAAACCGTGCCGTGCGGTCATTTCAAATACCGCCTACGACATCACGGCGTGGACGGCAATCAGTTACACCACGTCAGAGGAGGTAACCTACCCGCGTTTCGTTAAATATCCGGACGGCATTACTCAGGCATTCTGGCGTCAGGGGCTGTCGGCTGCAGGTCAGTATTTCTCTGCGTTGTTTGATGATGCTACCAGAACGTTTGGGCCTGTATTCCAGATCGCAGCTACTGACCTTAATGCGAACGCCTATGAACAACGCCTGGGTGTTGGCCGCGATGGTTCATTGCACTTCTGCTTTGGTCTGCGGGTCAATGCGAATACCGCTGATGCTAACCGCGGCCTGTACTATGCGAAATCGATGGATAAAGGTCAGACATGGACGAACGCCGCAGGAACGGTAAATTATCCCGCTCCACTAACTGAAGCGAACAGCGAGAAAATTGCTGATATTCCGATCTATTCTGGCTATGTGAATCAGAACGGGGGCGCGTGCGATTATGACAGTCACTACCACACTTGCCTGTGGCAGACCGATGAGAATAACCATACGCAGATCGCTCATATCTGGTTTGATGGCACTGTCTGGCATGAAGAACTGGTGTCGAAATTTGATTTCAAGGTAGACACATCTCGACCTCTGCTGACTGGTACTCTCAGTCGTCCTGCCATTGGCTGCAACAAATATGGGAAAACATGGATTTTCTACCGGACAACGGAAATGGGGCGCGATGGTGAGATACGGGCAATCGATGTATCTGATCCGGGCAATCCTATAGAACATATTGTTACCGGTTTCAATATGGGAACCCTGGAATTGGCGGTAAATACCAATACTCTGATGAACGATAACCAATTGCTGATGCTGGCAACTCGTGGTGCGATTGGTTATGCGGACCCTATGTACTCTCGATACACAGATGAACCAGGATATTTGTTAGTGGCAGTGATGCCGTAGCCGAAGACAGCGCAGGGATACTCCCTGCGCCTATTATGGATTATTTATCGATAAAGCGACCAATAACCTCACTAGCCTCTTTCATTACAGAAACTGACCATGGCATCGTCATGTGGTTACTATCAAACATGAAAGGCGTTCCTGATTTATCAACATAAGAACAATCACTGGCGCTGCAACCATAATTATATATATCGATATATTTTATGTTTGTGCCAGAAAGTGCAGTAGCTAACGAGGAATTGAACTCTTTAATGTCAATTAACTCTTGCGATGCAATTCCCTTTTCATTCCCAACCTGTACTGTTCTGTACATCGGGTATTTGAAGATTTTTGTCTGTCCAATAAAGAACACGTTTTTAACTGATTTTGTTAATGCGGCGTTAGATATAACCATTCGCTCAACAAGAGAGTCCAGATTACCAAGGCGTTTCTCCTCGGTAATCCAGTTTCCGGTTACAACTACCATATCTATCTTGTATTTATTGATATATTCTTCGTAAACGTTATTTATTAACGAAGTGCATCGCTCTTCACCCACTGGGGAAACTAATGGTAAACAACCAGAGGCTGTCGCCTGCATCACATCATAATCAGGGAATGCTTCTTTAACAGCATCATAGAATTGAGCCGCATGACTATCGCCGATTAGCAAAAGCCGTTTCCTGGAACCGTCTTTAATAAGACATGTATCTTCATCGAATAGAGATGCATTGTTGCGCACACTAGTCAGGAAGCAGGTGCGACCGTTATTACCAAACTGTGTCATCCCTTCTTCGGTTTCAAAATAATTATGATATTTATCAAGCGCGATGACACCTTGCGGTAGCCAGTATTTTGAAACACCTAGCCCAGACACTGCAAAAGATACAACCATTACTGCGACAGAGGAGGTAATCAGTACTGGTATGGACAGCCTCATCCGCTTTTCAATAATGGCATAAGATGCAAAACCTATGGCGACTGACAGGATAACGCCAATTGTTGCATTGAAAGTCGAAAACTCTATCTGATAAAGATAAAATATAGAAACAATAGGCCAATGGAACAGATAAATGGAATATGATGCAGTGCCTACTGACTGTAGTGGCGAAAATCTAAGAAGGCTATCTTCATTTTTAACAGCAGCGTGAATTAATGCTGCTGCCGCTACAGTTGGGATAAGTGTCATCACACCGGGCCATGCGGCACTTTCTTTCACCGTGAATGTGAAAGCAATTATTACCAGTAGAGATACTATCTCGGTTGCTTTTGGGTATTTGTTTTTAACTGCTAAGGAAGATACAAATGCGCCGAGGAACAATTCCCAGGCACGAGTTGGTAGCAGATAGAATGAGGCACTTGGACTTTTTTTTGTAACAACCACGCAGAGAAGAAACGAAGTGATTACGGCTAAGGCATACAGGTAAGGTTTTATGTTTCTTATCTTTATCTTGCTTGCAACATAAATAAATGCAGGGAATATTAAGTAAAACTGCCATTCAGCAGAGAGGGACCAAGTGTGAAGAAGGAAAAAGCTATCTGCATCATCTACAAAATAACCTGAACTGTCTTTCCAGTAAAATATGTTTGAGGTAAATGTAAGTGCGCTAATAACTTGCTTGTATATAGATTCAGTAATGGATGGTGGATATATTACGATTGAAACAATAAAAAACACCATAACGGATACAAAAAGCGCAGGATAAATACGTTTAAACCGCTTTCTATAAAAATCAATCACCCATCCTTTATTTCCAATTTGCCGTTGACATATTTCATTCATCAAAAAACCAGAGATAACGAAAAAAATATCCACTCCAGCGAATCCACCATATGCGAATGAAAACTTGAAATGGAACAATACAACCATTGCCACGGCAAAGAAGCGCAATCCATTAATGTCAAGCCTGAAATTCATTTTGTTCATCTTTAGTTTACTAAGAATTACCCGAATATAAACACCAAAAGAGCATTTTTCAAGGATAATTGTTACTTGGCATTTCTAATGCTTACGCCTCATGAAAAATGAAATTCCTCATATTTATCAAATTGATGCATTTAGTTTCGTAGGGGGCGGCCTTTCACCTTGATCTCTGTATGTCGCGAGGGCGAATACCAGAGCTGCCGAAGCTTCCTCGGGTTATGCGGCGATTGATGTGTCGCTTAAACCTCAACAACAGAGCGCCGTCCTGATTGCTTACGATGGCCTAACCGAATTTGCAATAGATAAGCATCGCGCGTTCATCACAAGATGCGTAGATGAAATAGATGGTGATGATGCGTATGTACTTGGAGTTGTAACGTTCATAATAAATCTAGTTATCATTATGAATCAATCGTTTAATGCGCTTAACATGGGGTGTATATGGCTCTAAAACTTCTAGCTAACAATAACGCAAAAAGTGTACTTGCTTCTGGGATAAGTGCGTCTGCCACTGTTCTTACGGTAAGCGCTGGACAAGGTGCGCTATTTCCCGCTGTTACTTCTGGCGTTAACTATTTCAAATTAACTATCGTCGATGCAGCGACCAAAAATATAAGTGAAATTGTTCACGTCACATCTGTTTCTGGTGATGTAATGACCATTCAACGAGGGCAGGAAGGTACTGTTTCTCGTGTATGGTCTACAAATGATATTGTTGCAAATATGATGACGGCAGGTACGTTAGATTTAATGCTGCAGACTTCAAATAATCTGTCAGAAATAAAATCTTCTGGTCCCATTGCCATGGCTGAAGCGCGTGAAAATATAGGAATTGCTGATTCTAATGGGTATGTAGGACGACTTATCAACGTTCAGAGATTATTAACGTCAGGAACATACATCAGAAGTCCTGGGGCCACGAAGGGATATATTGAGTTGATTGGGGGAGGCGGAGGAGGTGCCGGTGCTCGCGCCACTGATGCTGGGCAATTGGCAGGTGGCGCGGGTGGTGGTGGTGGTGGCTATTGTGCGAGTTGGATTGATGCATTGCCAGCCAGCCAGGTGTTTACCATAGGTGCAGGTGGGAGTCCGGGGGCAAATACAGGATCACCATCTGCCGGAGGCTCAACGACGTTTGGATCTCTGACAGCAACAGGTGGTGGTCCTGGTGCTGGAACAGGAAGCCTCACGACGCCGAGCGGAACTCCGATGCAGCAAAGAGGCGGTGATCCGGGTCTTGGTAGTGGCGGTAACCTTGTTAACTCATATGGATTTGCTGGGGGAAACCTTATTCTTACGCTAACAGGAAACTCTATAGCGGGTCACGGCGGTGGAACTATCAAGTGTGGAGGAGTGCAAGGACGGGCAGGATCTTCTGGTGATGGCATAAATGGGGCTTATGGCTCTGGCGGTTCTGGTGCGCTGTCTGATGGTAGTCCATCATCTGCATTTACCGGAGGAAGAGGTGGGGATGGTGTTATCTGGATCTGGGAGTATGCATGA